TTACGAAAGAAATAGGATTGCCTCTGCCGCCCGGCGACGGATTAAGCCGCGAGATGGCTTCTTGCTGACACGATGCCAGCGCAGGATTTCCTCTGGCACGTTGTCGTAATCGGCCGCGTTGAGCTTTTTGAGCAAGGTGCTTTCAGCAAGGTTGCCTTCGCCCAGGTTGAAAACCCAGCAGACAATCGCGCTATAGCGGTTTTCAGAAAGCGTCACACGCAGATAACGGCGCAATGATGCCTCTGCCACGGCAATATCTTTTTGCAGCAATTCCACCGCCTGCGCCTGTGTGAGCGTGGTAAATTTCTCACCCGGCTTGATTAAATGGCCGTAGCCGATCGTAAGTTTCCCGCCTTGGTCTTTATAGGGCGTAGGGCGGAATCCCTCGTACTCTTTCAAAAGTGCGAGGCCAGCTTGATTAAGTTTCATAATGGCTTCCTTTTATTTTATGCCGCGCACGCGGCGTTCTTCACGGATGAATGAATCCATGTCGGAGCGCGTTTCTTTCATGCTCATCACCAGCTCGCGCAGAAGCTGGGTCTGAATGTCGAGATTGTTGGTGAGTTTTTCGATGGCGTTTTCCAGCGAGCGGCGCAGATACCAGATTTTCACACCGTCCTCGTCAGTGACCGCGTGCCACTCGTGCAGCTCCTGAATCTGCTTTGCCATGATGTCGATCACGGTGTTATTTTGCGCTCGTACTTTTTCTTTCAAAAAGCCGAACACTTCGCGCAGAATCAGCAAGGCAAATAGCCCGCCGGCTCCAATTTGTAGGAGTTGGTCTTCCATCGTCTTCCTCTTGATTTTGGTGATTAAGCAAAGTCGGCATCGAAGCCGAGAATGTTGTCCGTGGTGACAATCACATGGTCTTTAACTGTGCCGCCCGTGTAACCGTTTACGCGCACATACGCACCGTTCGCAGAATAAGACGTGCCGCCGCCAACAATGGCCGAAGCCGAGCCAGTTTTTGCGCCCACGCTGATATGCTGAATTGCCGGAGTTGTGGTTTGTAGCGCACCTGTCGGGGCAACGCGCATTTCCACCGGGAAAATAACAGCCAGGTCAATTTCCGTGGTGGAATTGAACGCACCTTGCAGCCCTTTGCCGAGCTTTTGCCAGAAGCGTTTGCATTTTGAGCGGGTGATCGGTACAGGCTCTTGCTCGAATTGCGTGGCAAAAGCACCAAGCTCAAACTGGAATTGGCGGATAAGGAAATCCTTGGTCGTGATGGCGCCGCAAGCCATTTGCAGCTCAATCTCAATGCCGTTGCTGGGGTCGCCCATCGAGATATTCTCGAATTTGACAGGCGATTCGCTATTGTTTGGAACGCTGATTGCGCTCGAAGTGGCAATGACCGTGGTTGCAGAGAAGTTATCTAAGGCGTTGGCTTTGCGCACGATAACCGTGCAGTTCATAGCCGAGCCGATATTTTGATATAGTGAGCAAGAAAAAGATGCGGTCTGGTTGACAAAGATTTCCGCATCTTTCGCTTCAATGCGATGGCGAAGTTTTAATACGCCGCTGCCCGTCATGGTGACGGTTTCAAACTTTACATATTCCTTACCGGAAAATGCGCTCTGCGTGAGCTTGCCTGCGCTGACCGCTGTGCCGCTTGCTTGGCCTTGGAAGCGGTCTGTTTTGCCGTATGCCCAGGTATTATTGACCAGCGTGAAATCATTGCGCTCGGCAACCACGCAGTTGCCATTAATGATATAGTTTTTGTGGTTGATGGGCGAATATTCTGAAATCAGCGGCTCTTTCATGAAGTTGGTCACACCGCTATTGCGGATTTTCCAAGCTATAAAGTAGTTCGTGCCGTCCGATGTTTTTAGGGTGAATTCATTATCACCCAGCAAGCCCAGCTCGGCATAGGTGGTGAAGTTCTGTTGGAAGATCAGCTCAAGGTTTTGGCCTGCCGTCGCCTTGTTCATTTGCAGGAAGAACCCCGCGCTGCCGTTGATTAGGCAGGATGGCCCGAACAAGTTAATGATGTGCGTGGCATGAGGCGAAGTGCCAAGGCCGATGCGCGAAAACTGCGGTGTGGAAAGCGCCTCAATGGTGCTTACCCATGCTGTTCCATTATGGGAATAGAGCTTGTCTTCGTCTTTAATCCAAAGGGTTAAGCCCTCTTTTGGTACGAGGAACCGCCAGCCGGAATCGTACCAAGCAATCTGATTATCCTTGCCAGCCCATGCGCCGGTCGCACCAGAAGCCGGAATATAGACATCACCTGCCACAGGCGAACCCGGCGGCGCGGTCAAATCTTTATCAATTACGCCTGTGTTAAGAATCGAATCGAGAAGTTTGATGGCATCGTTTACCGTCACTTCTTTTTGCGATTGGCTTTGCTCGACAAGCGTGATGCCGAGATTGTTGGTTGCGGTCATAATTTCTTCCGGTTAGGTGCAAAAAGCGTGTTGCAAAAATGTCGATTTGCCGGGTTTTTTTCGTTTTGCTGTCACCTAGCACAGTTAGGCATCAACGATGGTTGCCCCTCGTGTTTCTGCTTGAGGCCGTATTTGCTGGCGGTATGCTCAAAGAAACAAAAGGGAGGCACTTATGAATAATCAGAAACACCTATTTGGCCTTGGTAAGGACGCAGACGGCGATTTGGTGCTTTACGGCGACTTTCCACAGGAATCGGAAGCCGAACGCGCGGAAAGAAAAAGCATCGGCGCGCGGTGCGGCCATGTAAAACGCCGCATCCTCGCAAAAGAACCTCTGACGGGCAAAGTGCTAGAGTTTGCCCTTGATGTTCTTGGTGATGAGAGCTTTGCGAGCAAAGGCGAAATCAGCACCGCCGAAAAGCTAAAGGCTGGTCAGCCACTTAACGATTACGAATCGCACATCATGGTGGACGTTTTATTGCTGCATACGAAGTTGGGTGCTGGGCAGAAAATCCCCCAGCTTTAGGAGATTGTTGCCTGCCCAGGCACACCGCGTCCAATAATGGCCGAGATCTGATAGACCTTAACGACGAAGCTGCTTTGCACCGCGCCGAAGTCAGCAATTTGCTGGGCGGCGGTATAAATCAGCGAGGGCGTGGTGATGCCCTCCACCGTGCGCACAACGGTTAAGCCGTTCATGATTTGCACATGGTAAAGCTCGCTTTGCTCTGAAAGCGGCACATCAACACCATCCCGCCATTCGCCGCCAAGCCGGGTGCGGCGAACCCACGTTATCGTCCAGTCGTTCGTTGCCGGAACATTCCGTGTTCCTTTGATATTTACGGGCGACCAAGGCCGCAGAGTTTTGCCGTTATAGGTGAAAACCTGCTCGGCAGTGGTGGCAAGGCTTCCGCCGACCGACACCGGCTTGTAATGCCGCGGCAAACCTATAAGGCTATTTTGCACGGCAACCCGTACCAGATTGGAAGCCAGCAATACAAAGCGTTCGGCGGTGGCATGAGTGCCAACCTCATGCTCAGTGCCAAGCCTACCGCGCAAGAGCTTTGACAGGCGGTATTTTTTATCCGCCAGCAACTGCGCATTCTGAAACTGGATGATTTCGTTGCCTAACACAGCAACATTGCCACCGTTCAGCACTCCGATTTCCGTGATACTGGCAAGCGAGCCAAATTGTAATTGCACGTCAACAGTATTACCATAGTCCCAGGCATTATCCGAAAATGGGGCAAGTACGGTAAGTGCGCCGCCAACAGAATGTTCAATATCCGTTGATGACATGACTGCAAACGTGTTGCCACCAGCTTGCCCGCCATCATCTGAGCGATAGATGACTACGCCTTGCCAGTTTTCGCCTTGGGCAACCGTTGCAGCGCGGAGGATGCCGATGCCTTCGGTATCGCTTGGCAAAGCCGGAAGGTCGAGCAATTCAAGCCGCGTGTTAGGAACGATAGTACCGGGCTGCGAGATCGGCGGAGTTACACCGGGAGGTGTGTAAAAGTCATAAGTAGAAACATCTTCCGCTACCGCGTTTACTTCCATCAAGCCTGTACGTTCAGTCTTGGTGGTGCTGATGCGCATATCGTAATTCACGCCATCAATTACCAGGGTGATAATATCGGTGGGCTCAATGCGACAGTATTTTGCAGGTACGGTGAATTTGAAGCCAACGCGAGATACCCAGGCATTATAGAGCGTAATATCCGCAATGGTCTTGGCGTACTGGTCAGTCGAAACTACCGGCACATTCACACCTACCACGTCAACCGCCTTAACAGTTTGGCGCTGTGACATCTGCGTTCCGGGGTCATAATTTGCAGTGCGACTGATATAGGTGATGTTTACCTGTTGGGGTAAATCCAGCTCCTGCTTGCGCGTGATTTCCACTTGGTCGCGCACGCCGTTATTGCCGTTTCCGGTCACTAGTTCGTCTTGCGTAATGGTAGCGATCGACTGCCCACCCCGCGGCACAAATTTAATAATGCCGTCCGTTTCAACGGCATCAAAATTGAACATGGCTTGCAGTTGCTCGATGCGCTCCCGGCAACTAAGCACTTGCAAAATAACATAACCGTCAAGCTGTTGTGTCAGACGGGTAACGTCGAAATCGGTATCTTGCAGCCCTGCCTTTTTCAGTAAAACAGCGATAACCGCGCCTAAAGTGGACGTACCTAGCTTGCCGTTGACCCAATGGCCTGTTTTCCAAAGCTGCCAATCAGCCCAGAAATTCGATAAATCCGGCCAGAAAGGAAATGGCCGCGCATCCCATGTCCAGATAAAGCGCCGTTCTACAAGGTTTGCATTGCCAGTAAGCAAGCGCCTTGCTTCGAGGAAATCCAGAGAGGCATTAAGCGCGGTGCGCTGCGCCATGAAGTCAACCCGGCCTTTTGATGCGCGCGGGTAGAAAGATTCGCTTGATGATGGGTCATAGAAAACGTTGGGCTGGTTAGTGCAGCCATCGACGCTTGGAAAGCCCATCTCAGTAAACCAGATAGGCTTCATTTTTGCCGTCCATGCTGTAGTTACAGCATTTGGATTGGTGTGTGTATTTTTCCACCAGTATTCGACGTTTTTCCAGGCATAGACCGGGCTGCCATAATTGGTTTGCCCTGTACGCGCGACGGAATCCGTAAAGTAATAATCCCAGCCTTCACCTTTTTCCCAGTATTGCTTCACCACGTCTTCGGTGATCTGCGTTTGCGGTAAATCGGGCGTGAGCGGGAAATAGCAATCAATACCGACAAAATCTATGTTCGGTGATGACCAAAGCGGGTCAAGGTGAAACCAACCGCCGAGCGAATGGTATTCGCTCCAATCCGCAGCATAGCCAACTTTTACGCCTGCACCTACGGCGGTTTTTACGCTTGCCGCAAGGCTCACTAATTGCGTGACCGCAGGATAGCTGCCAGCAGACGGTGTGAAGCTGGTCATGCCGATCAGCTCGGAGCCGATAAGGAAAGCGTCGATATTGTTCTTCAGGTAAACGCCGCCAATATTGAGATTGGCGTACCAGTTGATGAACGCATTATAGCCGTTGGTTTTTGTAAACCAGTTATTGCAATCGGTAGTGTTCGCAGGAATAAGCCGCCCGCGCCACGGCTTCGGGTCTGGCGTAATTTGGTCAACGAAAATCATGGGGTAGAGCATGACTTTGATGCCCATCGCCTTGAGCTTCACGCACAAACCCAGTACAGATTTATCCGAAGGAGTGCCGCCGTAAGTCGGAGTTCCATCGCCGAATTGCAACACCAGTTGCGCCGTTGAGCGCGTTAAGCCAGCAACCGCCCAATCCACGGGCGTAAAGTAAGTAGTGCTGGCTGGATTCTCGACTTTCGGAATGACGGTGCAGGTTCCAGCATCGGTAGAGGTAGCAAACCAGCTTACGACAAGCGCAACCCATTCCAGATTTGGAAAGGTTTTCTTGAGCTGGTCAACCGCCACATTTACGTTCGCTGTGGCATCGAAATTGTGCATATTCAGCGGGATTTGCGGCCCGCTTGGTATAACATCAAAGCCAACGCGCTCGGTGTTTTGCTTGTAGATGATGTCCGGCGAATAGACAAACTCGCCTGCACCGGGAATTAGCACCATGTCTTTGATTTTATCTTCGACAGCAGGCACAAAGCGAACGTCGCGTTTCACTTCAAAGGTAAAATTCGGGATGCGATTTCCGAAAGCGGCCAGCGGGAAATCCTGCACAACGATATAGGCTGTTCCTCGGTAGGCAGGCACATCGCCTGCGCCTTCAAACCCTTCCATGATAGGGTCTGGAAGTTGGGTTTCTGTGCCGAGATAGACGTTATACTTGCCTTGGCTGGCTTGCAGCAAACTATCATCGAGAATCTTAGCATCGGCAAAGAGCCGCACCACTTCGTCAATCGGCCCTTCGCATATGGAAATGGCAAGGGTGGCGTAATATTCATAGGAAACTTGAGTTTGCGAAGTCGAACCGCCACCGCCTCCACCGCCACCTTTACCGCCACGCTGGGAAGTTGTGGTGGTGGTTTCAACGCGCACTTCTTTTATCGGCCGTGCCCATATAACGTTTCCAGCCAGCCGCGCCCGCCCGTACACTTCGGGCACGACTTTGCCGTAATTGGAAGTTTGGACACGAAGATCAGAAAGCCGTGGCCCTTCGACAGTCGGCAGGCGCACAGATTGCCCGCCGCCGAACATTCCGCCAAGGGATGCACCCAGGCTAAAGCCAATGACCGCGCCTTGCGGCCCGCCGACGATGAAACCACCTACCGCGCCGATGACAGGTAAAACGCCGCTCATTGTGCTTGATAAGGGATTAGATGTTCAGGTTTGAAACGGTAGGCTTGCACCAACATAGAGAGCCAACCTTCGTTAAGACGATGTTCCACGACAAATTCCGAGTTGGAATAGCAATGGATGATGCCCAGCGTTCCATCAGGACGATCAGCTATAAAGCCAACGTGCTGGGGCTGTTGCTGAAAGCGGAATAACGCAATATCACCCGGCGCAAGCTCACTAAGCATGATGTGCTGCAGGTGTTGGTCGAGCATAGCTTTAAGCCTCACGCCATCCGGCACCACAGAATAATTCGTTTCGTCATGCGCGCTTAACCGCCCGCCATTGCCATCGGAAAGATTGAGATTGTCGATAACGCCGACCACCAGGCCGATGCAATCCACGCCCGCACCTTTGACGCGGCCTTGGTGATGAAAGGGCGTGCGAATCCAGCTCCGCGCTTCGCGGAGTACGTCTTGTTCGGTAATGGGCATGGGTTACATCGTTCCTGAGGTTTTCATAATTGCGTCAGTGCCGGGAACATGAGGTTCACCGCGAAAATTATTGACGTTGTTGAACTTCGTTTTACAGGTTGCAAAAATCTTGTCGCATCCAGCCACAGCCTTGAAAGTATCGCCCACCTGCAAGGCGTAGGGCATAGGAAGAACCAGCACAATTTGCTTATTCGAGAATTCCTTAATTTCACGACGCAATCCGGCATTCGCGCCAGTCAGCCATTGCACTTCGCCGCCTGTGAAATAGCCCGCTGCTTGCGTCAGTGCATTACCAGTAAAAACAAGGCCACTGGTAATCACATTAACGGTGGCATTAAATGAAAAACTGGTGAGGTTTATTTTACAGCGCGCATCACCCAGCACCGCTCGGCATGAAGGACTGCAAAGCTGGCCTTGGTGTTGCTGTAAGGCTTCTGAAATCCCACGAAGTTCGGCAATGAAGGTATCTTTTTGCAGCCTCACTTCGCCCAGCTTGCCGCGCTTTAGCCACATCCGGCCTTGGGTAATATCCATGTAATTAACGAGGAAAATCTCAACTTCGGCATAATCATAGAGTCCGGCCATCAGATCCGGCGCAGTGATAAAACCCGTTTCCAGCACCCCTTGCACATCGAGATTATCAACGGAAAAATCGTCTTTCGATTCAACGCTGGAAGGTGTGAACCCGACGATGCTGATATAGGTATTGCCGGAAAATACTATGTCCTTGTCACAATCCGTATAGGTTTTGACCACGCCATCGGTGCGAATGATTTTCCAGCACGTCGCAAGCGTGGTAACATCGCCCTGCAAATGCAGGTTAAAATTGGGACTGACGCTGCGCATTATTTTAATTCGATAAGGGTGATGCTTTCCCAGCTCCGAGTGCCAAAGTCATCAATACTGGGGTCGAGATAGTCGGTATCAAAGCGCACAGGCACATCGAATTCAAAGTCTGCGGTAACGATAACGGTATTGCCCGGCGCCGAGGTGAAGGTGATAATGCCGGTGGTGTAATCAAGCGTAAAACCGCTGCTTTGCAAAACGCCGTTAAGATAGACTTTGAACGTGCCATTATTTACAGGCTTGGTGATGGTGCGCACTTCCGTCACCGCGCCGCTAGTGTATTTTTTCACCAGTTGAAATTGCGTGAGAACGCCATTGCCTGTGCCAAGGTTCTGCCCGGAGGCTTGGTAATCCGTCCAGTCCTTGAACCTGAAACCGTGAGCTTTACCACGGCGCGCGCGGAAGAATGCTATGAGTTCATCGAGCTGCACAGGCGTTTTCACACCATGAGCAACGCTGTATCTGGCGCGGGCTTGGCTCCAGTTGCTATTGCGCTGCTCTTTACCACTTACCAGCTCGGTAACGTCGGTGGAATATTCAGGCCCGCCGCGTGAGCCGTAAGAAATATCGCTGGGAAATTGCACCTCTATAAAACTCATAGATTCCTCTTTGCTCGATTGATTGCTCGTGCAGCATCTGACGCAATTTGGCCTTGGCTGCGACGGAACGAAGCAGCATCTTGCGTGGTGATGTTCATTTGCACGGTGATATTGTCGCCTCCACCGGAGGCGTTATTATCATTGCTTGATGAGCCGCCATTTTTCGGAATGAACAGCTCACGGCCGCGTTCGCCGCCTGCATAACTCATGCCGGCAATGACCGAACCGCCATCTGCCCGGAAGCCGCCAAATTTGCCTGCGAGCATGAGCGTCACAATATCTTGCGACATATCACGCGGCAGATTGTCATTGGCTGCATCAAAGGCTTTCTGGAATACATCATTGCTGATGATCTGGCCGTTGACGGGAGGGATAAACAGTTCGGGCCCGCGCTCACCTACAACGATTGGCCTACGCGCATCAACCGCGCCGCCATCAGCGAAGAACCCGCCGAAAAGACTAAGCCCAGTGCTGATGAGTGACATGATGCCACCGCCACCACCGCCGCCGCCGAACAAGCCGGAAAATAGCCCGCCAACGCCGGAGAAGATGCCGGATAAGCCAGAAGTCAGCGAAGAAAATAAGCCGCCCAGGTTACTCAGGAATCCGCCGCCTGCGCCCGAAGGTGAAAACAGGTTGCCCAGCATACCAAGGAAGCCGCTACTGCCAGCGGTTTCCTGACTGAAAGTATCAGCGAGAGCCGCACCTTGATTCTGACCGAAGTTGGATTTATCAGGGTCGAGCCACGGTAAGGCTTGCTGCTTTTGCTGCTGCCCGCCGCCGAACAAACCGCTTACCAAATTAAGGATTCCGCCAAATCCGCCACCCGATCCGCCACCGCCGCCAAAAATCCCGCCGATGATGCTGAATAAATTATTAAACACACCGGATAAGCCGGAAGTGAGCGAGGAAAATAACCCGCCCAGTCTGCTCATGAATCCACCGCCAGCAGCGCCGGAAGGTGAAAACAGATTGGAGAGCATACCGAGGAATCCGCCACTCCCCGCGCTTTGCTGACCGAAAGCATCCGCGAATGCGCCGCCTTGCTCCTGGCCGAAATTGTCATTGGCTGGAGTGTTCAACCACGGCAGTTGCGATTGTTGTTGCTGGGGTTTGTTATCCAGCAAGCCACCGCCGCCGCCAAAAACCTGCTTCATGAAATCGCCAAGCAACCCGCCGCTGCGCCCGCCGTAAGGAGTTGTTTTCTGCCCCAGCAACGCATCCAGAATCGGACGAGAAGCAAGCTCGGTGATGGTTTCAAAATAGAGGTTTTTGAATCCGTCGAGCATATCCTTAAAGCCAGCTTTTCCCTTAGTGAATACCGAGTAAAGACCGCTCTTAAACGTGTTCTCAAAATTGCCATTGAATTGTTCAAGTAGGCGCTGATTCTCACGCAGTACCGGGTCTTGATATTCAAGCTCCGCACGCAATTCTGCCGCCTTGCGCCGAATGGCCTCATAGCCTTCAGCGGTAGTGGGCTGAATGCGGGCAAGTTCCGCCATTGCCTGATTATATTGTTCTTGTGGAGTGCGGGTTTGTTCGATGATTTGCGCAAGTTTTTGCTGGTCGTCGATGCGCTGCTTATTTGATTGCTCCAGCTCAAAGTTGCGTGTGATCTGCGCCTTCGTGTCATCCACGTTTTTGCGCTGTGCAGCCGAAAGTTTATCGTAACTGCCGACCGACTCCTTAACGGCCTTGTCCACCTCGTAAAGCCGCTTGCCCAGCTCATCCAAGCCGGATTCCTGCGCCTGCCGTTGGGAGTTTTGCGAAAGATTGCTTAACTCATCGGCAAGGCTGCGGGTTGAAGAACCGCCGCTACCGGATTTACTGGTTTGGGTTTGCAACCCCGGTAAATCGACTTTGAAGCCTGTAGATTTTGGCAGTTGTGGCCCGTAAGGAGTATCGGATACTTTCACGCCCTTGGCCGCATCTGCCGCTTTACCGGCAGAGCTTCCATTTTTTGCCGCGTCGGTTTCTTTCTGCAGGCGATTGGCTTCGCCCACAATATCATCCACCAGCCCGCCGAAATATTCGATAACGCCGCTGAAAACGTCGGCAACATAGGTTTTGAGTCCGCTGAACATCCCGGTCACGGAATCATACATGGATTGAAAGATGCCAGTAATAGAATCCACCGCCGCGCTGATATATTCCCCAACAGATTGCATGGCGCTTTGCACGGCATCGTAAATGCCGGAAAAGACCGAGGTCACCGGCTCAAGCAAGTTGCCAAAATAAGCACCAGCCTCATCAAGAGCCGTGCCGATCGCTTCTTTAATGGAAGTGAAGGTTTCGCTCACCGTTTGGCTGATGGAATCCCAAACTGCGCGCGCACGTTCCGAAAGTGCAGAAAATGCTTGGCTTGCAATATCCGATGCCTGACTAAAACCGCTGCTAATCCACTCGCCCAGCGAACGGATGCTATCGCCTACGCGCTGGGTGACGACATTCCAAGTTGCCTGAATGATATTGCCAACCGTTGCATGAAGCGGTCCAATATCGACCATTTTATCTTTATAAAGCTGGTAGAGCGCAATCAGGCCGGTAATCGCCAACACTACCCAGCCGATAGGCCCTAACAGAATTTCAAAGGCAATGCCCAGCCCGCCAACGGCAACCGAGAGCCCGCGCACCGCTATACCAGCAATCATACTGACGGATTGCAAACTTGCAAAGCGAGTGAGTAATCCGCCTACCGTCCCGGCCATTTGTGTAAATGCCGTGGCAACCGCAGGCCCATTAATGCCCAGCAAGCCAAGGGCGGTATTAAGCAAATAGGTTCCTACCGCGGCGGCGCGCGCGCCAACCGAAAGTGCGCCAGTTGCTACCGCCGCACGTCCCGCAGTGCCGATATAGAGATTGGCGGCTGCTTGTGATGCGGCCATTGCGCGCGCAGCGGCGGTATTGGCAGCGGCATTTTCTATAGCTGCTACCGTGCCGGCACGAAGGACGCGCACGGCATTGGCGCCGACCGTAGCAAGAGTTACGAAAAAGGTGATAGTACGATTGACCGCCAGAGCAGTCAGCGCGATTGCCAGCAAGTCAGCATTATCGGCAATAAGTTGCAGAACTGCGCCGAGCGCCTTGCCAAAAATAATGGCGGAATCGCTGGAAGCAAAAGCGATGAGCTTATCCAGTAGATTGTTGAAGGCAGGTGCAGCTTCTGCGCCGACTTTGCGCAGGAATTCGTCAAAGGCGTTCTTCATGAGCTGGATTTTACCCGCCGTGGTGTCGAATGCTTTTTGCGACACTTTGTTGAGATCGACGTTTTCCTGATAGGCTTTATTCGCCTCTTTTACGCGCTCGGCCACACGGTCGTAATTAACCGCTAGAAGCGGAAGCACGGCATTGATTTCCGTGCCGTTCAAGCCAAGGCTTGCCAACACTTGTTGCGCATTGCCGCCTTGCTCGATGACGCTTTTCAGTCCAGCGATGAACGCCATGAATGCGCCAAACGCATCTTCTTGGAAGGATTTTTTGAACTGGTCACCCGTCATGCCGGTGAGCATGGAGAGGGTTTTCAGTTGCTGCCCGCCTTGGTCAGTGGCATTTTTCAGCTCAAGGAACGTGCGCAGGATAGCAGACCGCGCCAATTCCGGTTGCTGGCCGAACTCACGCATGGCCGTGCCGAGGCCAACAAGATTTGCGCTGGCGACTTTGAATTGTGCCGTGCCTTTGGACAGCTCGATAACCATTTTGGCAATTTCGGATTCCGAAGCCGCAGAGGTGCGGCCTAGATACACGATGCTCGATGCCAGCTTATCGACGGTATCAATAGATTCGCCCGCAACGTTAATAACGCGGGCAAGGATGGTTGCCGCTTCCTCGCCGGAAAGGTTACTGGCAAAACCCAGCCGGGCAATGACTTCGGTGAATTTGAGGATATTGGCGCTACCCTCTACACCAAGTTGACCAGCCGAAGCCGCGATATTGAGCAATTCGTTGCGCGCAACGGGGATGCTCTTGCTCATCTCGATGATCTGCTTGCCCAGGTCTTGCAATTCCTGGCCTGCAATATCGGTGGTTTTACCAACATTCGCCAGCCCGCGTTCAAACTCGACAAAAGACTGAATAGAGCGCCGTACAAAATCGCCAATGCCGATACCGGCAATAGCACCCTGCACGGAAAACAGGCTCTGCTTTAAGCGGCCAAAGCTGCTGTCAAGCTGCTGCGTCAGATCCCGCGCATTGCGGCGCACGGAATCTATCGCAGTGTTTACGTCGCGCGCACCAGTTTGTGCGCCACGCCCGTCAATGGTGACGACAAGCCTGCTTTCCACGGGGTTTATGCCTTATTTTTACGCTCGTTGCGCTGGTTGATTTTTTCGACATAGGCCGTATCCATCACGCGGATAAGGCGCAGGAAGCGGTCAACGTCCTCGACTTCGTAAAGCCGGATAAAGGATTCGATTTCGGATAGCGGAATACAGCCCACACCAAAGCCAAACGGCCTGCTGGGAGAAAGGACGATAAACGCATCCCGAACATCAAGTAGATCGGCGAATACCTCCGGCTCTTTTGCAAGAGCCGAAGGCGTAACACCGTCCTTTTCTTCTAGGTGTCGGAGGAATTTGAGGTGTTCTCCCCACTCAACGTTCCATTCGACCCAGGCGATAAGTTTTTTTCCGCGTCCTCAAGATGCTCTTGGCGGAACAATTCAGCATCGCTTGCTAAATCCACCACGAGGTCACGGAAATCTGTCAAAGTAATATCTGACAGCACTTTCAAGGCATTGGGTTCGCTGTATTCCAACGCCACACCATCCAGCACGAAGTTTTCCCAGCCGAGTAAAACCGTTTTCGCCAGACATTGCGCAAGGATGGAATTTTCTACCGCATCATCCAGTGTCTTATTACGGATTTGCCGCTCGTAAGGCTTAGTGAGTTTTTGGTAGAGCTTGCGGAAATGGGGATTTTTCAGCCTTGCGATTTTCAAGCGCAAGCCGCCGCCCAGGTCTTGCGACCAGACGCCTTCATTTTCCTTGGTTGTGTCAGTGGCGTAGATTTTACGAATATCGGTCATGGTTTTCTCCGTGGTTGGTTAAAAGTAAAAACAAACTGGCCGCGCCTTAGGTGAAGGCACGGTCAATTTGCATGGTGAAGTCGTAGGTAGGATGGCGCAGGGCTTGGAAATCCAGCTCTGCCATTACATCTTGGTCAGCCGCACCCGCAGTCAGCTCGCCTTTGGTGAGTTTCACGCGCGGTAAGGTGATGATGTAAGCATTACCCGTGGCATCCGTGATGCGGAATGACAGCGAGGTTTCAGTACCGGCCAGATATTTTGTGTAGAGGTCGTTAGCGGCCCCTTCAAAATATGCGGTCAGCTTACCGGTTACGACAGCGCGGCCAGTGCCGATGCCGACATTGCCCAACGTACCGACAGCTTTTTGCTGGCGCAGGTTGTTGTTGAGGTTCAGCGAGAATTCCTTGAGCTTGCCTGCAAATAAGGCTTGCCCTTCGCCGATATAGGCCACGTTGCTCACGGCATTTAGCACGTCATTGGTCGGTGCGGCAGTAGGCCCGCCCGTGCCGATAGTTGCTGCATTGAGTGCCGCGCCTTTGCCCAGGAAGCCAAACACGCCGGTCAGAATCTCGCCAACGGAGAGATTGAGTGCCAGAGAATTCACGCGCATCCCAGTAAAGGCTTTGAACTTGGTCACGTCAGCAAAAGCCAATTCCAGCGAATAGCTTTTTGCTGTCGTGCCATTTCGCAAGCTCTGGCCTTTGATGGAACGGCCTGCCGCAGCCGATTCGTTCACCAGCCCGGTTTCACCCTTGACGGTGATCGTGCCGGCGGCGACGGTCAGCACTTGGAAATAGCCGTTATTTGCAGGATTGGTGAAGCCAGCGGTTTTTATCCATTGGCCGGGTTTAAGCCCTGCGGTGACAAAGCCGTTGGCCGAATCAGTAAAGCTATCAGGCGAGCCTGCAACGGCGGCATAAGTGCTACCCGATAATACTACGGCAGTGAGCCAAGCATTGAATAATGCACCTGCGAACAAGTCGTCAGGCGCACCGTAGGAAAGCTCGAAGTTCACGTTACCGCCCGGCTCAACATCGGTGCGGATTAAATCCGTGATTTGCCGGTCAGCGCGGATTTCCTTCGATTGCGTGGTATCAATGCTGTAATTAAGGGTTTCACCAGTATAGCGCATTGCTTTGAGGGCAATGGCTGGTGTGACGCCCCAGGTTACTTCTTCGGCGTAGTAAAGCTGGGAACGGGCGGTATCTGCAATAGGCATAGGGTCATCTCCATTGGGTTAAGGGTTGGCAACAAAAAAGCCGCGCCCCTTGCGGGATGCGGCTTTCATGCGGTTTTGGTTGGTTAGTTTCGGCTAATGCAGCTCGTCGCGGGTGAAGGGAAAGGAAACGTTCACTCGGTAGAAGTTATCCTGCTGGCCTAAATCCCGCCGATCGACGGAACGGCAAAGGATGCCGCTAAAACTCACCGCTCTAAAAATGCCTTCAATCGTGTCGGCATACTGGTCGAGAAGTTTTGTGCCTTTTTCAGCAGGAACGAAAATATCCACGCTGATGACACCGGGATAACGGAATAGGCGCTGCGCACCCATGCCGCGCAGGGCGGATGCGCCGTTTAAGATATGGAGTGCCACATAGCCATTCGGCGCTTTGTCAGCGCGAAGGTTGTCAAAAACAATCGGAATGGTTGGATACGCGGCCTGCCATTGGGTCTTAAAGCGGGTCTGAATAGCATTGCGTTGTGTGTCGTAGCTCATTTGAAAGCGGCTTCAATTTCAGCAAGGGTTACTCGCACCATGCCGTCTGGCGCTTGGTTGCTGCCGCCATATTCCAGCACGCCGATATACGGCAAATTGTTGGCAATGCTGATGGATGAAAATGGCTTGGCTTCATCAATCACCGCTACGCCTCGATTAAGAGATTCCGCAGCAGCTTGTTGGCGCGAGAGGTTGGCGCTCAATTCGATAGTTTCGGACGGCACGGCATTTACGGCGGTCATCCAGTTACTGCGCGCGCGGCCAGTATCGACCGGGGTTTTGTTTACAACTCCGCTTAAAGCCTGCATCGCCACTTTCTTGACCATGTTGCTGTGATCGTCAGGCACTTTGACCGTGGCGAACACGCGAAGGTCTTTGTCAAAATCGTTGATGTTGCTCGGCATGGTTAATTGCGAACTTGCAAAGTATGGATAATGGGAGTGTCGGCGGCATATTCGCTATGCACGGCGATAACGAGATAGGTTTGTCCGGCATGGATGATGTAATCGCCCGGCGCCGGGGTGACGGACAAACTGCCTGCGGCAATGATGATGCGGCGGTCACCGGCTTTCACTAGCCCTTGGGCAATGTGAAATTCCGAGTAGCTTTCAATCAGCGCACGAATGTCATAATCCGTTGCGGGCTGGGTGAGATTGCCGTTGGTGGTGTCATAGGTTTCAGTTCCCGGCTTGCGGAAGGTTACGGCCGCGCCGTAAGTTTCGATGCTATCGCGGGCGAAGCCTAAAAAGTCGGTTTCAAAGGTCATGCTCTGAATAACTCTGCTGTTGGTGAATCTTTGTAGAGCCCGCGCAGAACCTGCCGGACGATGGGAAACGTGCGCTCGGAGCTGGCGCGCTCGAAATATTCGATTTCCAGCGAAGAAACTTTTTGCCGCTTGATTGCGCCGCCGCGCGCGAGGGATGGCGAAAGCGGTTTGTCGAGTGCTTCAAGTGCCAGCTCGCAGGTGGAATCTTTCACCCGCTGCGGCACGGAATTGCTGGGAAGTGAACGGCCTTCCAGGTCATAGACAAGGATACGCGGCCAGCCTAAGGCTTGGTCACTTTTCGAGATATGCCCATACCAGAAAAACTGCCCGTCTAAGAATGACGTGGCATAGAGTATGCTTTTTTCCTTGTCGGCAGTGGTGCGGGCTGCCCATGCGGTATTATTCCGCGCTAAAAAATAGGCATCGGCTTCGGCTACTGAAACATAGGCGTTTGCATTGCTGATGCCGGTTCCGTCTTCGACGACTAGAGCCATGCTGAATGTCCTTGGTTATTCCTGAAAAAAACTGCGCCCCGGCCTATGGGGAAGCCGGAGCGCAAGTCAGGGAGGGTGATGGAAACGTTAAGATGATTGGAGCTGTTCGTAGAGCGCGTTATTTTCGTCGCGGATTGCGTTCAGTTCTTCATCGGTAGGGTCACGGCCTTCTTTCAGCAGCGTTTTGAATAAGCTGTTGGTATCCGTGAAAGAGGCTTTGATTTCCGGCAATGCAGGCAAAAGCAGCACTACGCGGTCAAGCAGCTCAAGAAAGAGCTGTGTTTGTTTTGGGGATAATGCCATAGCGGGTTATTTCACCTCCGATGCGTGTTGAAGATAGGTTGAAAGCTCGCCAAGCGCCGTGCCAGCAATAGCAACGCTGGTGGCAAAATCGGCGTTGATGCCGATCTGCCGTGCGGCTTCTGCTGAATCGAACGTGCTTTGCACACGGCGCGAAATGGCCTGAATGTTGGTCACGTCTTTATGGCAAGGATTTTCCGGCGCGGTGTCAGCGCAGCCGTTTTTGTAGGTGAGCGCCACTTTTTGGATGGCGCGGTAATCCGTCTGCAAGCCGTAATAGCGTTGCAGCGGGGTATCGCCTTGCACCGCATTACAGGCGGTAAGCAAAGCGATGAGTGTGAAAACAAAGATGTTTTTCATGGTTGACCTCATTCGTCATGTTTTTTGAAAACTGCGGATTTGGTGAAAATGCGCAGGATGATATTGCCGATCGTGACGATGGTGACGGCGATTGCCGCCTGTTCCTCCGGCGCGATGTCGATACCGAAATTGGTGGCAAGCCATGCCGCAATTAGGGCAACGATATTGAAGATGATGGTTTTGAAACCTTGCAGCATGACTGCCTCCTTTTTGGGTTAATGATTAGGCTTGGTGTTTGCCGGAGTTTTTCTTCCCGCCGCCGTGGGCTTTTTTGGCTTCGGGTTCCGGTTTGCCTTCGCCTTCCGGTGCTTCCGCTTGCTTCTCGGTCGCGCCGTTCGCCGCATCATCCGATGGCTGTTGTTCATCGGGTTTTGCTTGCGGGTCAGGTTCTGATTCTGATTTAGGAGCTTTTTCTGACCCGGATTTTTGGGGAAAAGTACCGCTGGCAGCGGCGCGATTTTCCCTCGCGGTGTCGTATTCAGCGATTTTTTGCTCCAGCTCGTGATCGTAGCAAACATCGTGATAACGGCAGAGTATGCTTGCAGCAGAAGCAGCTTCGTTTGCAGGCACTTCGCAAAGGCCATCCACGAATTGAAAATTGCCGATTTGCAGCGTCAGGCCGCGATTCGGGCCGAAGGTTGCGAATTTAACAGTGGTGTTTTGTGACATAATTTACTCCAAGGATTGAGGTTAAAAGAAAGGCGGGAGTTTTTAGGCTCCCGCCTCGGTAGTGATGGGTTAGTTGGTAACGCCTTTGAGAGCGGCCAGACCTTTGAGCGAGAACAGCGCCAGCCCGCAGTACCATTTGACGCGGGTGATGGTTTCGTCCTTGCTTTCGGAAATACCGACTTCCTCGATCTGCATACCCGCGGCTTCATTCGCTGCGGTAAGGCCAGCGATGCCATGACTCATCGAGCCATCATCCAGCGTTCCGGCAAATACCGTGGTACAAGTGGTGCTTGAACCTTGCGTCTGATTGATAGGAATGTAGTCATTGCGGAAGATCGGGATATTACGGTAGGCAGGCACTTGCTCACCGTTCGGCAGGGTCATAATATCCGATGCACTATTGCCGCCCAGCGCACGCAGAAGCGCGAGATAGGAACGCAAAGTACGAGCGTGCATGAGGATATAATCAACCTGACCGTCCTTATCCGTCACCAAGTCGATCAGTTGATCGAGATAGGCGAAGGTAAGCACGTCACCGTTGCCGGCACCTGCGTTGGCCGTAATGGTCTGCGTCGGGTCAACAAGGCTCAGTAAGCCTTGGAAACTGTCACTCGTGCCGTCGCCGTTAATCATGCCGTCTTGGTATTTACGGCCAAGCGATTTTGCTTTTGATGCAACCTGAATCGCTTTTTGGTCATTGACGTTGGAACGAGTGGCCTGAATCAGACCATTGACTTCCGCATCACCGAGAATGGTGGTGAGGCTGGAAGTTACCGCCGTGAAGGTAGCCGCTGCTTTCGCAGTGATTGTGCCGCCGACGCCGCCATACTGCACGTCGCCAAGGGCGTTTTCACGGTTATACGCCAGCGCATTGCCTTCGATTTCGGTAAAAGGCAGGAGCTGGTAGAAGCGGTTGATGGTGATGACGTTTTCAATCACGCCAGCCACCAACATATTAAGGGAAAGTTTCGCACTTTCCGCGAGAGTTACAGAAGCCATAGGGATTCTCCGTTAATTAAGGTTAAAGTTGAGATGCGTTCCCTCGTTGGCTCCCCCGCGGATAGGACGATTTTTCTGCACGCTCGGCTTTGGCTCACCCGCCGCCGAAATCGGGCAATAAAAAAGGCGCGCCCTTCGCAGGGACACGCCTTCAAAAAACTGGTTGGTGATGAGATTACTTTTTCTGCAAACCCATCTGGATTTTCTGGATAGAGGTCAGCTCACCAGAATTATTGTTGGTCGCTGCCTTGCCTTTGCCAGCAGGTGATCCGCTGCCAGAAGCATTTGTGCCTTGGTAAAACTTCGGCTTTTGCTTTTTGAAAACTTCGCCAAAGAAGGCATCAATCGTGGTTTCAGAGGCATTGCCGGAATCGTCTTTGACCACGACATTGAAATTGTCATCCAGCGAAAACCGGCCACGGGTTAGCGTCAGCACGTCATCCACGTCCTCGGCAAATACCCCGGCCTTGGTAACGGCGCGGCGGATTTTGTCGTCGAGGATATAATTTTTCTTATCGTTTTCTGAACGCTCGACAGCCTCATTGGACTTTTTAAGTTTCTTTTCAAAGTCGGCCTTGAGATCAGAAAGTTCTTTGGTGAATGTGCCTTTGGCCTTTTCCAGGGCTTCTTCGTATTTACCCTTGGCTTCCAAAGTTTCGCGCTCGCGTTGCTCTTTTTCAGTTTCCCATTCTTTTTCTTTTTCGAGCAGCTTGCCGTATTTTTCTTTGTCGATGCTTTCCAGCTCTTTAGCGGTTTTGGTGTACTTGGTTTCAAAATCGCCACGGATTTTCCGCTCACTGGATAGCGCCTTGTCTTTGGCATTGAGCGCCGCCAGCAGTTCTGCCGGATTGAGGGCATATTTGCCTTCTTCGGTTTTCTGATACAGCTTGCGGGATTCTTCAGGAATTGCATCCAGGGAATCGGCGTTGATGGGAAGGTTTTGCATAGGTTCTCCTTTTGGTTATGGCCTCTCGCCGTTAAAAAACACGCCCCAGCTTCCCGCCGGAAACGCGCAACAAAAAAGCCGCCCGGAAATCCGAAGCGGCTTTTTATTTCGATAATGTGGTAATCAGATTAGGTCAGGTATGTTTTCCTGCCTTTTTGCAGACAACTCAAACACGCCATTCTGGTGATGACAGGTATCATCTCATTATCCTTGCGCATGACCTTCGTGTGAATCGGCACAAATTCAATAGTGTCCACACCATCATGTTCTAAACAGACATGACAGGTAATTTGCTCCGCACCGGATTCAGAACGCAATTCCGCCCTTGGACTTTGACCGCCCTCAATCACATTAAACCTAGTAATTTTCTTTTCATTTCCCATAGCCGCATATTATAGCGGCTGGCTTTATTTTTGCAACTTTGCAAAGGCGGCGGCTTCATGTTTTCGTAATTCGTCGAGCGTGTAAATGTCGCCTTTGAAATCTACGAAACGGTCAAGCGTAAGCCCGCCATCATTGAACAGCTTGGCTTTGGTCTTGCCCAGCACTTCTTCGACAACCTCTTGCGGCTGCTTTTTTAACCAATCCTGATAGGTGGTGCTTTCCGGCACTTGCCCGTCCATTGATGCGCGGGTGCTTTCAGCAAGCTCTTTGGCATCAATGCCCAGCTCTTGCCATGATTTAAGGATAGGTGTGGTGGATGATCGGCAGTTTGGATGACGCGGCGGCATCGGGCCGCTGCCCAGGTCAAAAACCTGCCCATCGAGTGATGCGCAGATAACGGTCGTGCGCCGATCGAGGGTTGCGCTGAAACGCCAAGCCTTAACAACGGATTCATTAGCCTGATACAGCTCATCCCTTGCGCGCGCCGTAATGTGGGTGATGGAAGTACGCACCAGCCTTTCTACATCGTCACGCGAACGTTGTAGGATGCCGTCTTTGTAATTCAACGTTTTACTGCCGCGTATGCGCCGGATGATGTCGGCATTGGTTTCGCCTTCAATCATGCCTATGCGTATGGCTTGCTCAATCTGCTTTACCCGCGCCGCATCGAGGTCTTTTACCTCATCGGCAATAAACCTGCCTTGCATAGGCTTGCTGGTAACCAGCGCGGAAAGCGTTTCAATCGCCGGACGCACCAACGTAATCTCGATAGGCAACAGCTTTTCGATGAGGTTAGCGTTAAAATCCACTTCGTAGTGCGCGGTATCAGTCAGCCTATTATTGAGGCGCTGTTGCAAAACTTCATATGCCTGTTGTCCAAGCTGGCGAAGCTCGGTCAGCAAGAGCCGTAGGCGCTTTTGAGAAAATTCCGTCAGGTCGGCACGAGATAGTTTTGCGATAACGTCAAGCTCGCTTTGGTTAAGCAATTCCTGCATTTCCCGCACCATCTGCGTCGAATATCGTTGCAGGTAAATTTGGTGCTGAACGCCAGCGTGGAAGATTGCCTCATTAACATTTTGCATGATGGTTAAGCAGTGTTGGCATCAGGATTATCGTTGTCAGAATTATCGGTTCCGCCTTCGGTTTCGATGCGTTCCATTTCCTCATCAATATCCAGCTCATTGCGTAAAACGTTGCGACGCTTGAGTTCGGTGAGGTAGGATTCACGGGAAAGCTCGCCGGAGAGCCGTGATTTAAGCAGCGTATCTTCGTCCTTGCCGGAGATCAGTGACAGGCCGAAGTCTTCATTAATATTAACGCCGCCAGCCTTTTCAGCGGGAAGTTTTGTCCATAATGCCATGAGCATGAAGGCTTGTTGCATGGCATTTTCCATCCGCCGCACCATGTCGTGAAGGGCAGAATTGGTTTTGGCGGTATCCAGCGCGGCAGCGGTTGCCGTGCTGTCGCCGGAACGCTGGGTCAGCATTTGCCCGCCCATAGCTTCCATTTTGGCTTCAAGGTCGAGGATGGATTGCCGGCCACTCTCTACAGCCGCGCCAGTATGTTCAACGAAGGTCAGCTTTGCTTGCGGGTCTTCGGAAATAATCATCCGGTTCGGCCCGATTTCAATATCCTTCTGGTCTTGAGCAAAGCCTGCACCATGCAAAAGCGGGAAGCGGATAAAGTGCAGGATATGCTCCTGGTCAGATGATGACTGCCAGTGCAGCACGTTAAGATGCGCCAAGTCGAGCAAGGGCGGCTTTGCCATCATGTGACAGATTTTGCCCGTGTAGAAGGTCACAAGTGGAATACGGCCAAGGGATAGCTCGCCTTGGTCAACGATAACCCAATCTTTCTTTTGCAATTCGTAGAGTTCAAAACGGTCAGTGTAGAGAACACGGATGCGCTGAACGGATTTCTCGCCCCAATCACCATCGGCTTCGGTGGTATGTTCGCGGATACGCACCTGTGTTAAAGTGCGAATGCCATTAATAAGCTCGGAGCGCCAGCCGATAAGGTCTGCGGCGCGCACTACAACGATATAAGGCCGGGCTTGCAGCTTTTGCTCATCTGCCAATGTTTTTTCGCCATCGCTCCTAGGGTAATCTACGAGTAAATGAACCAATCCATCAGCAAGGCCATATTCAAACACTTCGCGGCAAAAAGTTGTGATGTTGCTACCGCAAAGGTCGATGTCGTTACACCATTCCTTAATTTGCTCCGGCGTATCTTGAAGCAGGTTTACCGGCTTAGAAAACGGCTTGCCGACGAGTTTTTGCACGGTATCGGCAAAGGCATTGTAAAGCACTGACCGCGCAAGGCGATTACGGTAAGCGGCAATGCTTTCTTTCGGCTCGCGCGGCAAGTATTTTTGTCCTGCTTCGCGCATAGCTTCCGTGCCGCCCATGAGCGCGGTAACCAGCTCAAGGTCGGAAAGCATTTCGAGATACCCTTTTGAAGGGGTATCTACCGTTGGTTTTTTAGGCATGAGATTATAACCTGAATTCGCTACTTGTTTGTTTTTCGCCGCCGCCCATGATCGCGTAGCGGGTTTCATCGGCCGCGTGGTCTTCGGAAACTGTGTCCACGTCATCGGGTTTTTTGCTGTCACGCTGCAACACCGGCACCGTGCGTATCCAATCCACGCAGTTATCAAAGACCCAAAGCCCTGCGGCCTCCGGCGTTTCCTGCAAGCTGGCTTGCATCATGCCGCGCATTTTCTGCCAGCCAGCGACGCGGTTGTTATCAGCCTTAGAAAAGGTAATCATGCCGCCAGCCTCACGCGCGCCTTCGCGCAACTGGTCATAGATGCTAGGCCCACCCGCCTTGATGAAAATGGAAGGGTCAGCAACGCAGCCGCGCCAGTTATAGCCTTGGCTGCGGTTCACGATTGCCGCGCCGATCTGCTTGTTATTAAGGTTCAGGCCAGTATCCGGCTTTACGTAGCCTTGGCTATCTTTCGCCACGGTGTAGAGTTCACCCACGCGAATGAGTGAGCCGCGAGGAAAATGCAGGCCAAGGTTTTCGATAACCTGACCATCACTTTCAGCCCAGAGGCCGAGTGACGATGGTTTTGCCGAACCCCAGTCGAATGAGCGGCGCATACGCCAACCAGCCGGAATTTTGAACGGTGTGAGGATTTGCTTGGTTGGACTCCAAACATCATCGAAGAAGCCGCCCGCGACAATATCCCATATCCCGAAGCGCCATGCTTTAATCAATGCAGCAGATCCCGCCTGCAAAAGACGGCGCTCATAGCCGGGGTCTTTGAGCATCAGCGCCGGGTTGTCTTCCAGCTTGGCCGGAATGAATACCCGCGTTTCGCCGCTGGTCGGGTCGATAATGCGCGTGTAACCTGATGGCGCCGGGGTGATGTAGCGTTGTTTTACCCAGTTATGGCCTGCGCCGCCGGGGTTACCCGTAAGCCGCAATTTGACTTTCACGCCATGCGCAGAACGCAAGGTGGCGCGAATGCGGTCAATGGCGGCAGAGGTCGGCCAGTTGGTCACTTCCTCGATGCAAATCCAGGTATAGCTATGGCCTTGGTAGTTTTCGGCATCCTGCTCATCCCATAAATGGCGCAGTTTCAGGGTAGCGCCGTTCGGGAAAAGCCAGAGCTGGTCGCCCTTTAACCAGATTGCGCCGAGCTTGGGATAGATTTGCTGCGCGCGGAACTGGACTTCCTCAAGCTGTTTGTAGGTGCGGCGGAAAAATACACCACGGGCATATTGACCGTAGCGGCCTGCATGAATGGCATAATCGCCCAGCATCCCATCGGTTTTGCCGCCGCCGCGCGCGCCGCCGTAAAACACTTCATAAATCTCGCAGGAAACAAGAGCTTCTTGCGGCCCCGGTTGGGGTGTCCAGATTGGAATGTAATTTTTTACCCGCCCTTTGGTTTGTGTTTTGCTTCCCATGCTTCATCATTCTCGATTGCGGCTGGGGCTTCGACTACGAACCGGAGCGATTCGCCATTTGCACCGGAGAATTCCTGACGCTCGGTGTACCCTCGGTTTTTGCCCTTGGTTTTGAGAAAGAAAATGATGGCGGTCAGATCGCCTTCACCGATTTTTTCGGCAAGTTTGCCCTCGGCCAGGTCAATGCGAGATTCTTCGCATTCCTCGACCACTCGTTGCAGGCGCTTGTTTGCTTTAACGTAATTAGTGACCGTGCTAGGCGCACAGCGCAGTTTATTGGCAGCCAGATATTGCAAGCCTGCGGAATCGCGCAGCGCCTGCTCAATTTCAGCCTGTGTGAACTTCTTTTTCTTTGGCATTGTCGGCAGTTTCCTCGTTTGCCTCTGCCGGGATTTCCGCCTTCAGTTGCTCAAGACGTTCCATTGCCAGGTCTGCCAGCTCACGGATGGCAACGGCATTATTGAAAACGTTTTTGAATTCTTTGACGGCAACGATGGTTTCAAAAAGCCGCGTATAATCTTCATACGCCGCCAGCAGATAGGTTTTCTTTTCATTGGGTTTGCCCAAGCGTTCGAGATATTCCATGAACGCTTCTTTTTCCTGCGGCAGGAATTGCAGCACGATTTCTTCATACTGCGGTGTGCCGATCGCAAGGCTGTCGATATTCAGCTTTTCCAGCAAATTAAACGAATCATCCGTTAAGCCGGAATAGGCTTTGTATTCCATCGTCAGCGTTTCGTAGAGCTTGCCGAGAATATTGGGGTCATCCTGCCCGGTAATGGCATTGTGCGAAAGCTGCAAGGCAAGCCTGCGCTCCGGCGTCAGGTAGCATTGAACGACCATCACCGGCATGGTGGTTTCACCCGCCAGCACCGCGGCTTCGACGCGGTGATTGCCGGAAAGCACAATCAGCTTTTTGGTTTCATGGTCAGGATAGACCAGTACCGCGCTCGTTGCGCCGCCATCTTTTTTGATATTGCTGGAAAGCCTGCGCATCTGGTCGGCGGTCATGAACCGCGCATTGTCTTCGGCGCTCAAGGTTTGCAGCAAGGCGGTCGGCACTTCCGAAAAGCAAACGGTGATTTGCAGGTTGCTATCGACGGGCGCAGCTTCGGCTTCCGGCACGGGGAAAGCAATTTGTTCCGGCTCAATGAAGCGGTATTTGCGGATTTCCGTAGGGATGGAAATAACCGCGACTTCTGATGCCTCTGGCTGGTCGGCGGTTTTCTTAGTTTTCTTCGACATATTTTTTCCCATAGTTCGGCCAGTACCAAGCGGAATACATTTCCTGCGGCGTTTCGGCGCGCATGGCAGAGCCGTAGTTGATGATATTGCCTTCCGCAGGGTCGTCAGCTTCGCGCCGGTTCAGCATTTCGTAAATGCCACGGTATTTCATGGAAACAGGGTTATGCGTCCGTGCTGTGGTCACCACATAGTCAACACGGCTGATGAGCTTCTTGCTGACGATCGACAGCAAGGTTTTGGAAGTGGCGAGCTTGGCGATGAGCTTGGAAAGTTTAGCCTCGCGGCTGATTGTCACGTCCGACAGCAGGTAAATCGTGTTGTGGCCGAAGGTTGGAAATTTCGGCAGGGAATAAATGATGCCGCCGACGAGCATCTTATCAATGAAGATTAAGAAGTTTGCCACGCCGCTCGTGTGGATGATGGTTTTTTGCAGGTATATGTCCTTGATGAAATCCATGTGGCGGCTTTCAGCGAGAACAACCTGAATCTCGCTTTTGGCTGTGAGCTTGCTTGCGTCGATAGGGTCATAGGCAAACGGCTCTGGCGCTTTGTAGATATGGCGCACACTGGATTTGTCGGTGCGGGCATAGCAGTAATGCGGCACTTTGCGCCCGGTCACATATTCCAGCACAGGCTTGCGGTGTTCAAAGAGCTGATCGGACAGGATGCAGTAATTCACGCCGGAAGCGTCAACCTCATCAATAATCTTGCCCAGCATTTTCGGTTCATAGAGGTCATAGTCCGGCGCAGGCCAATGGATGTTGTTGTCGATAAATTTGAACTGGCTTTCGTAATCGCCTTTGAAGAAAGGCGGGAATGCCAGGATGCCCGCGCCTTCCTCGATGGCGTGTTTGACGTGGGTGCGCCAATCGCCAGCGAAGTAGCCTTGCAGCGGCATTTCAGGGATGATGCGGTCAAGGCGGTCTTTGGCCTTGTTGAAGAAATGCTCAAAGTTTTCGACGTAGTAATTGAAATGCTTGCGGGCATATTCATTTTTGCGCCCGCCGTAACGCGCCATATCGCAGGCGACCAGTAATGCCGCTGTTTTTTCAAAGAAGCTGTTTACATCCGGGCGCTCTTGAATGAATGACAGGTCACCCTCGAACATGATGTTGAATTCTTTGTTGCAGGCGAGATAGCCAACCGCCGAGGAATACAGGCTCACGTCATTGCTGATGACGGGCAGATGCGGAAATTTTGCCTTAAGCGCACGCTCGATGCGGAAGCTGCCGGAGCAGCAGACATACGCCTTTTTCCATGCGCTGAAATCTATGATGCGAAACACCTGCTCGATGCACTCTGTCGGTACAGCTCCGTAGAACATGGCAACCTTGCAACCTTTTGTTATCGTTGAAAATTATTTTTGTTTGCAGGTCGAATTTTGTGGACGGTCAAGGTCACTTGGATAGGATTTAATTTGGCAATTTTGCCAACTACCACAACCAAACCAAGGAGTTAAATTATGCAAACAATTCAGTTAAGTAACCTTAGTGTTTCCAAACACTTCAACGTCAGGAAAACCGACACGAAGAAGGGTCTGGAAGAACTCACCTCCAGCATTGCCGCGCATGGCCTGCTGGAAAATCTCGTCGTCATTAAGACGAAAGAGAAAAATAAGTTTGAAGTCGTCGCCGGAGGCCGCCGCCTGACCGCCCTGCAATTATTGCAGAAGCAAGGCAAGCTGCCCAAAACCCATGCGGTGAACTGCGAGATCGTCGAAGAAGATAAGGCCGAGGAAATCAGCCTTGCCGAAAACGTCGTGCGCTCACAAATGCACCCAGCCGATCAGTTTGAAGCGTGGTCAAGGCTGGCAAAGGATATGTCCGTTGCCGACATTGCCGCGCGGTTCGGTGTTTCGGAAATCACCGTGGAGCAACGGCTGAAACTCGGCCGCGTGTCGCCCAAGCTGATGAAAGCCTATCGCAACGAGGAATGCTCGTTAGAAGCGTTAATGGCATTCACCATTACGGACGACCACGCCAAGCAAGAGGAAGTGTTCAAGCAGTTCAAGGGTGGCTGGCAGATGAACAATCCTAATAATATCCGCAGCGCATTAACAGAAACGATGGTACGCGGCGATGATAAGCTGGCAAAGTTTGTTGGCCTTGATACCTACAAGCTGGCAGGCGGTGAATTCCGCACCGATTTGTTCAGCGAGCGTGACAGCTTCTATCTTGAGAATCTGCCGTTACTGCGCGAGCTGGCAGAAGAGAAGCTGGCAAAGGTGGCTGCACCGCTGCAAGACAAATGGAAGTGGGTTTCCATCAATCTTGACCTTGGCTGGGAAGAAAAGCAGCAATATGGCCGCTTTTATCCGCACCAGATTGGCGAGGTTCCGAAGAAGTTGCTGAAACAGCAAGAAGTGCTGGAACGCAAAATGGAAGAACTTGATGAGGCCGAAGATTATGACGACGATGCTGCCGATGCGCTCCGTAAGGAAGAAGCGGAATTGGAAGCAAAGCTGGCAGAATATCAAGGCTTCACCGATGAAGAACGTGCCGCATCTGGTTGCATCGTGACCATTTCCCATGACGGCAAGGCGGAAGTGCTGGAAGGCATGATACACCCTGACGATAAGAAGGCCGCTGCCAAAGCCGCCGACAAAACCGAAGGGGCAAAGGTCAGTAATGCCGGCAAGCACACGATGCCATACAGCCAGGCACTCGTTGACCGCCTCAAGAACTACCGCTTGCAGGTAACGCGCCCGTATATGGCCGAGAACTTTGAAGTGGCGTTCGATGCAACGGTTTACATGATGTGCCTGCGCAGCCTCAATTCTGCCCATAGCTATTACTATGGTAAGGATTGGCTACGAGTGAAGCCGGAAAACTATCACTTCCCGCATCTGATGACATCGGAAGATGAAACCGGCTCTGCCCTGCATCAGCAAGAGGAAAAACTCTTTGCTGGCCTGCCGCTTGCTTGGATGAACATCAAGGACGAAGCCAAGAAATTCGAGGCTTTCTGCGAATTGGCTTTGGAAGTGAAGCAACGCCTGTTTGCGGCCTGCGTTTCCCGCTCGCTCACTCCACAGCTATCCATTGAGGATAAACCTTCGCCGGTTGCCGAAGCGGTGTTCAAGCGGCTGGGTGTCGATGTTGCGACACATTGGAGGCCGAGCCAAACCAACTTCTTTGATCGTGTGACGAAGAAAGATGTGCTGGAAATCGGCGAATACATCTTTGGCGAAGCATGGTCGAAGGAACAGGGCAAGAAGCCGAAGGGCGATGTGGTTGCTGTCTTGCACGGTGCATTTGCCAATCCTGACCAGCCGCAATTTACGCCGGAGCAGCAAGCCAAGCTGAAAGCATGGCTGCCGAAAGGCATGGCGTAAGTGCAATAAATGACGGAGGGCGCAAACCCTCCGTCACCTTGCACACAGGGAACCACCCCCATGCGCACTACCACAACCTTCTGAAAACCAGAAGGATGTGGGCTCATTATCGCGCTTATTTTTCTAAGTGCAACTGCAACCTAAGGAACGAATATGCCAAAAGAAATTGCCGATTACGGCAAGCAATTCCTCACGACCTTTAACCGCCTGTGCTATGGCCGGAGTTGGCAAGAGGTGTTTCGTGATTTTGTTGAGATTGCCGCCGCTACTATCCACCAGCAACCCTATCATGTCGGATTGCTGGAAAAAGACGAAGATTATGAGCGCATCGAGCAGCTTTATCTTTCGACCATCAAGAAATTCAAGGCCGAGGAAATTGCCCGCATCGTGGAGCTATTCAGCATCACGGTCTTGGCGCTGCATGAAACCCGCGAGGATTTTCTTGGCGAGCAGTATATGCAGCTCGGTATCAGCAATAAGCATAACGGCGAGTTTTTCACGCCGAAGCACGTTAGCCGGATGATGGCGCAAATGCAGATGTACGGCATTGGTGATCTGGTGGAGGCCAAAGGCTATGTCACCTTGTCGGAGCCTGCTTGCGGTGCAGGCGGCATGGTGATTGAAGCCGCCAGAGCTTTGAAGGAATCAGGGCATGACCCGCGCAATACGATGTTGTTTCAGGCGGTGGATATAAACCGCACTTGCTTCAACATGGCATACTTGCAATTAGCCGCGCTGGAATTGCCGGGTGAAGTCATCCACGGCAACACGATACTGATGGAGCATTGGGAGAAGCGTTCAACGCCGCAATGGAAATTGATGCAACGGTATGGTGTGAGCGCCGAATTATTGCCGCCATTCAAATGGCCGGAACGTCCGATGCCAGAGGCGGTTAAGACAATGCTCCCCGCACCGCAGAAATCCTCGCAATTCGTGTTCGATTTTTGAACGAAAAATAGCGGTTTTCTGCCGAATTTTGTGGACGGTCAACGTCACGGGGCTAGAATGTTTTTACTACCACAACCACTTATAAAAGAAGGAGAAATTACTATGGCAGAAGAAGAATTTATTGAGTTAAACGAGGATGAGTTTAACGAGCAATACCCGCTCGTTGAAAACCACCTAAATCCGAACGCAAGCTGGGTCTATATGACCGAGAACGATGCCGATCAGCGCGGTTGCCTGTTTGAAACCTATGGCGCCGAGCATGAGTTTGTGCGCCAGCAAAACCCGCGCTGCATCTGGACGCTGTGCGATGGTGATGACGGCGGGCAATTCCTAAGCAGCGGATATCACTTCGTGAACCGCATTGGGTATCTGATTAGCAAAGAGCCAGTGCCGGAAGGCAAATATATCCAAGTGCCGCTGCCGAGCTGGTCGGAAGAAGCCGCCTAACCCCTAAAAAGCCAAGGTTTGAAAAACCGCTGAAAGCAGCGGGTGGAAAACTGCGGCCTGAATTTAACCCTAACAGGAGAATGAACGATGAAAAAACTGAAACTCAACTGCGAAGGCAAGACCGACGAAGATCTGGTCTTGGCGATGGAAGAAGCCACGCGGCTTGTGCGTGAAGGCTTTGGTAGCGGCTTTGACCGCAATGAAGATGGCAATTTCCACTTTGAAATAAAGGAGGCAGCATGAAAAACGGTCAGATAACCCATTATCCCGATATGACGGTGTATGAGTTCCCGCAGGAAGAATACCGCGGCTATCGTATCGTCCAGTTAAGCGCGCAGGGTTTTTGCGTGTATCACATGAGCAATCTGCGTCAGCTCGTATGGGAGGCGCATGACGAAGCAGCCTGCAAGAAATGGATTGATAGCCAGGTTGACCGCTTGAGTGCGAACAAGCTGGCGCGGGCTTTCCTTGAAGTTGCCACGCGCCCGGTATCATACGATGCCGAAGCAAAAGAGCAATTTCACCGTCGCGGGAAAGCCTTACTCAAGCAGATTGCATCCGACCTTGGCTATGCCAAAGGCAGTTTCGACCTGCGCAATAACAAAGCCGGAATTGCCGTAAGCGGTGAAGTGACGCTGCACACGGATGATTTGTACGTCCAGCTTTCGCAAAGCTGCGTGGGCGGTGGCGACATGGATATTCTGTTCCGCGATTGCCAGCATCGCCGTGATTACAGCGGAGGTCGAAACCAATTTATGAGCTTCGATTACCTGCGCAATTACGACAGCGTTTTAGAGCGGCTAAAAGGTGCAAAGCGCAAGGCGGATTAATCCTATCTAAGTTATTGATAATAAAGATAATTTATTCCGTTTTTTGTGGACACAATCCGCAAAAAAGCTAGAATGTTTTTACTACCACAACCAACCAAACCATGAGGCAAACGATGTGTATTTACCAAGAGCATTATGAGCGAATAGTTCGCTTATTTCCTGCGGTCACGCAATGCGCGGCGCAGGATGCAATCACCATTCCAACCAGCCCGATGACGGGCATTATCAAGGTCAAGCAGCGCGGCCAGTCCGTGATGCGCGTGGAAATCGGATTCCATTATCGGCGCGGCGAAGAATTACTGCCCGACCATAAAATGACCGTGAAGCTCGATCTGCATGAGCGCAAGGCCATTCCTGAATCCATCTGGTTTAAGTGCCGAGGCACGACGCATACCCGCGAACCGAAAGTTGGCGTGAACCAGCAAGTGCTTGGCGTGATGAACAACCGCCTTGCAGATTGGCTGGGCATTCTCGCCAGCGGCAGCGCAACCATTCACTAAGCAGGAAAATCGCCATGACCATTTACCTGCATTTGCTGGGCGCTTTCGCTTGCCCGGAATTAGAAGCCGAAAGCCCTGATGCCGTAGGCTGGATTCATACGCTCGGCCCGCTCGATGCGGTGGCGACGTTTCAGGATGGCCGGGTGCGCCTGAATTTCAAGAAAGCGAAAAACCCGCAGCGCGAAGGGCTTGTTGAAGGCAAGTGGCTCAAGCGCGTTGGCAACCAATACGAGTTTGGCGGTCAGAAATACGCCACGTTCGTTATCAATCACAAACGGAGATACCCATGAAAGACGCAGTAATTAAACAGTGTCAGGCCAACTATAAGCGCCTGCTTACCCTCCTACCGGACGTGCAGACAATGCAACCAGGTACGGCGGTCAAGATGAAGGCCGATCAGTTCATGGATTTGTGCATCGACGTAATCCAGCAGCAAGGCACGGTGACGCAGATCAGCATGGCGCATTACTACGAGCAGAACGGCGATTTAGTCCCTGACCCGGATATGGAAGTGATGCTCATGCACGCTACGCAAATGGCGCTGCCGGTGCATTTCCAAAATGCCTTTGCCTATCGCGTGTGCATCGAAGGCACGAAAGTCATCAACGGCAAAGAGCTGGCTGACCAAAGTGCCTTTTTAAGTATGTGGCTGCGCAATATCAAAGCGCAAGGCCATAAGCTCGCAGAAAGCAGAACGGCATAGGAGGCGAAAATGAAAACAGGAAATTATTTCATTGGCGCTTCCGGTGGCCGCTATTTCTATTCAGACATTGCCGCGCGGGTCTGTACCGAAGTGCCGCACACACGCGGCAAACATATCTTCGTCCAGCTCGATGCGCTTGGCCTGCGCCAAGAGTTTAATGACGGGCTGACGCCATGCGGCCTTCCTTACACCTTCGTTGAAGCGCAGGAGGCCGTATGTCAGCCTTTGTAGTGCCTTATGCGCATATCACGGTGCTTGCGGTATTTATCAAGCAGCGAGGTATCCGCCCAGCCATGACCGTGCAAGAGATTGGCGAAAAGCTGTATAGCGAAAATGTGAAGAGCATCCGCTATCGGTATCCTGACGATGATGAGGATTACGGCAAGTTTGCGATCGACGAGCGCGCCGCCTTCATCCGCCCTTCGCTGGTGCAGATAATTAAGGCGGCAAATTGCCTCGATTATCAGTCGTGCGAGCATCCTTCCTATCGTCAAAGCGAAGTGTGCCGGATGCTCGATGCCGTCACTGCTTTGGCGTTGAAAGAATTGCCTGTGCGTGTCAACGGCCATGCTTGGAATGAGAAGAACATTTACGACCATCCCGAATACGATAAAGCGGCATGGGTTGTGGATTTTCTCATCGAGTATCCGGCAGTTGCCTAGCGTGGTAAAAAACAATTAAGTTACTGAAAAAGCTGGCCTTCTTATTTGCTCCTGCTATAATTTTGCCGCTACCACAACCAACCAAAAAGAAGGACTATTTATGCAGACCAGCAATTTCTGGAACTTTACTGGCCCAGGCCGAATTATCATATCCCGCGGCTTCCCGCGCAACCTTGGCGAAGGCTATCGCATCTACCGCGCACTCAACCCCGGCCCGTGGTTTAATGACCCAGATCTGAAAAGCAGTGAGGCAAAATTCCGTGACCGTTATTTCCGTGAGATTTTGAAGCCGCTCGATGCGCAAAAGGTTTATGACCACCTGCATCAGCTCGTGAAAGGTCATGAGCCGGTGCTGCTATGCTGGGAGAAAGACCCGACGCAGCCCGACGAATGGTGTCACCGCCGCATGGTAGCAGATTGGTTTGAAGATCAGCTTGGCGTCAAAGTGCCGGAGTTTGTACCGGCCAAGAAAGCGAAAGCCTCTAATCAAGGCTCACTGTTTTAATTTTTAGAACCGGAAGCGCCGCCGCTAGTCGTTGATGACGCTGGAGCAGTAGGAGCAGCAGGAGCCGCTACAACTGGAACTGCCGGTATTGTCGATGCTAGAGGCGGTGTGCCTCTTGTGCCTGATTGCGGCAGCATTGACGTAAGCACTTCGATGCCATCTTGTGCATAGCCGTGAAAAATCTTTCCATTATCCTTCGACATGGTTATTGCCCCTCTCCAGTAGAACCGCCTGCAGGCGCAGAAGGTGCAGCAGGCGCAGCCGCTACGGGTTCAGCAGCAGGAGCCGCAGGTAAAGTCGATGAGAGAGGCGGCGTTCCTTTTTGAACATCACCGCTTGGCATCATGGATGAGAGTGGCGAAAGGCCATTTTGTAGTTCGCGTGGGTCTGACATATTTTTTCCTTGCCATGTGTTGATTATAGCAAAGATGATAAACAGAAATACGCCAAAGGTAAAACCGGAAATTGAGATAGCGTTAAGGCGCTTAGTCCATCTAGCCCAGCGGTGAATGCTGGCAATGAACTTGTGGTCGTCTTTGTATTTATCTTTATTAACGGTGTAGGTATCCAGACGATCTGCGGTGTAGGCTGCCGTGATGAACGAATAAAGTGTTGCCAGCATCGAAGTTGCCAAGCACACCCAGGTAATCATCAGGAGCCAAAGGACATGGCCGCAATAGACTTTTTCATAAAAGGTCAGAGAAACGCCCAAAGCGGCAGAGCAAAGAGTAAGCAATGCTTTATCGCGTGACTCATGGCTCTTGTCATAAATCTGGCGGATAAGGTCTAAGTTTTTGTCGTCGAGTGATTTTTCAGTCATGCCATGACTATAGAATATCACGATAACAAAACAATAATATTGGAGCGGCTACCGGGACTTGCACCCGGCTGACAAGGGGGCACCTGTGTCATCCTCTATAGGTCGCCGCATATTGTATCGCGCTCCACAGATACTGGAAAGCGATAAAATGTTGATTTAGAACGAAAAATCTTTGTTTTTCAGGTCGATTTTTGTGTACGGCAAAGCGTCCGTGTGGTTGGATTTCCTTATAAGAAATTGAAACACAAACACAAAAGGAACTAGCCATGACCGACAATTTTGCACAACGCGCCCTGATGATAAATGCTGAACGCCGCGTTGAAGTTACGCGCAAACAGCTCAAGAGCGACATCGAATGGACTATCCGCCACTTGCAAGAAGAGCTGCAAAGGCTGGAAGCCCGTGATGACGTTTCGACGATGGTATGCTCCGCGATTAGCGATCTGCCGAAAGATGCCGCCGCATTCCACATGGCTAAAGAAGTGCTGGCAGAAATTAAGGCTGCACAGCCCGAACAGAATTAACCACTACCACAACCAACCTAAGGAGAATGACTATGACGAAAGCCACTAAGAAAAAACCTGCGGCCCCGAAAGCCAAGAAAGCGAAAGCTGAACCTGCGAAAGTAACGCGCCTGCGCAAAGCAGCGCCGGAAGATGTGATGCAGTTGCTTCCGCTCAATAAGATTTACGCCAATGACGAGCAAGCCCGGAAGCACTTTGATGAGAACGAACTGCGCCAGCTTGCCGCGTCGATCAGAGTGCAAGGCTTAATCAGCCCGATTGTCGTAAGGCCGGATGGTACTGGCAGCTACATGATTGTTGCTGGTGAGCGCCGTTACCGCGCCTGCAAGCTGCTTGAGCTGGAAAACGTGCAGGTCATCATCAAGCAACTGTCCGATGCTTCGCTGACCGCGCAGATGATTATCGAAAACTTGCAGCGCGTGGATATTTCACCGCTGGAAGAAGCGCGCGCATACCGCAAGGCGATGGATGATTTTGACCTCACCGCCGAGCAATTGGCGGAAACGGTTGGCATCTTGCAGCCGTTCCGTGTGACCGATCGCCTGACGCTGCTGAACCTGAAACCGGATTATCAGAATTGTCTTGAGCAAGGCATCCTGACACCTACCCAGGCATTCTACCTGTCGAAGGTTGCGCCGGAATATCAAGACCCATTTTGGCGTATGATTCGCAGCGGCAAAGTGGATAGCAGTGAGCTTGCTGCCGTTGCGCAGAGCTTTACCGATGCCGCCAACCAGCCTGAAATGTTCCCTGAGGTGAAGCTGACGGAAGAAGAAGTACGCGCCATTAAGAGCCTTGAGCAGCATATCGACACGATGGCCGCAACGCTTAACCGTTTCTTCAACAAGGATGGGGAAATGGACATTGTGAAGAAAATTGACCGCATTCGCGCCAGCACGATCGCTGACAAGCTGGGGGCAATGGGCAAGGTTCTGGCAATGGCGCAGAAGAAATTGCTTGAGCCCGTTGCGCAGAAGAAGGTTTTTGATTCGCTGAATGATGCCGGCGAAGTCGAAGAAGTAACCGCGAGCGTGGAAGAAGCGTTGGAGGCCGCTTAATTTCCATCATTGTGCGACGAAGGCCGGATGGTGTGAAAGCTGTCCGGCCTTTTTTTTAGAGATTCATTTATCGAGCAAAGCCGCCTGAAAAATCTTTAGAGGCAAGGCTTTCTGCGGGTTTCAAGCAAAGCGTGTGATTTTTGCTCCCTGTCCCAAAAGGGTAAAAACCTCCATTTCTGACCTTAGAAGGGGGTAAAACGAGGCAAAAACAGGGTAAAACACGGGATTTTTAGGGGTACGAAATTCATTTATTCCGTGTGGGCAAAAAAAAGCCCCGGCTTCTGCCAGGGCGTAATTTTTCGATTATGGGAAGATGATACATAACGCCGTGACGCTATGCAAGATATTTTTTCAGTATTTCAATATCTTAGCAAGTTTGCAAAGATTCAAATGGTGGAAAGGTATAATATGTGACTATTCACCCTCCGTTATTATAGCTTAATAGGAATAAGCTATAACAATAATACTTGCTATTATAGCTTTATCCGTATATAGTATAATAATAAGCCTAAAAAGCCACTCTTATTATAGTTTAGAGGACTAAATGACGACACAAGCAACCCGCAGCGGGCATTACGAGAAGTTTGGTGAACACGAGCATTTCGTGCCGAAACCGCTACCGCCAGAACCCAGCTTCCAGATGGATGCGGAAATGATCTCGCTCTACGGCGAGGCCATGCAGAGTTTGGGGCGGCTCGATGAGGTAGGAACCCGCATCCCCAGCAAGCGCCAGTTCATTGACGTGTATGTGGCGAAGGAAGCCGTGCTTTCCAGTGAAATCGAAGGCATTTATACGACGCTAACCGAAGTGCTGGAATTTAATGCGCGGAAGAAAATGCGCGAAAATCGCAATGTCGAGGATGTGCTGAATTATCTCGATGCGGTAAACCATGCGCTTGATATGGTGCGCAAACAGGGCTTGCCGCTGACGAACCGCGTCATCAGAGAAAGCCACCAGGTACTGCTTGCTGGCGCGCGCGGCCAGAACAAAACGCCGGGAGAGTACCGCAAAGTGCCTGTGTTCGTCGGCAAGCTCGTGCCGCCACCTTCGCATTATGTGCCTGACCTGATTCGTGACCTTGAGAAATTCATCAACGAAGATAGCACCTGTGAGCCGCTTATCCGCGTTGGGTTGGCGCACGTCCAGTTTGAAACCATCCACCCGTTTTTGGATGGTAATGGCCGTATCGGGCGCTTGCTGATTGTGCTGATGATGCTGGAATACGGCTTGCTGAAAGAGCCGATTTTATATCCGTCTTTCTACTTTAAGAAGTTCCGCAGCGAGTATTACAGCAGGCTCGATGCCGTGCGGGTAAAGGCTGATTATGAGGGATGGATTAAGTATTTTCTGCGTGGCGTGAAGGAATCCGCTGATGATGTGGTTACCCGCGCATGGCGGGTGGATACGCTCATTCGTGAAAGCTCGGAGCGCATCGAGGCGGCGCTTGGCCGCAACCGCGTGAAAGGCTTAAAGCTGCTCGATAGCCTCTGCCACAATCCGGTAATGACCATCAATGACGTGGCCGAAGCGATTGAAACCACTTACCCACCGGCAAAGAAGTTGGTGGATAAATTCGTGGAAATGGGAATTTTGCAGCCCGAAGAAGGCAAGCAGCGCAACCAGAGTTTCAAGTTCAAGCGGTATCTGGACGAACTTGAGCGCGATTAATCACGAATAGTATGGTAGCGTTTTTGCTTCCGGCGCTGTTCGTTGTGAATGTCGTTATAGACCTCATACACCGCATCCAGCACCAGGCCGATGAGTTTCTTGCCTGACCTCCGCGGCCATTCCGTCCATTTTTCCAGCTCATCAATCGGAATGCCCGTAATGCTGACCTGATAGGCAACTTCCCAAAAGGTTATGCCGCGCTCTTTGTCGATATTGCGCTTCATCAGCTCCTTGCGCACACGGCCATACCGTCGCTGGGCATCAATACGGCCCTCGGCAAAACCTGAAAAGCGATTGCCGCCGCCAGAGCGGGGTTGACCATCCATGAGCGTGACGATCGCCCGCGGCACCATGCCGCCATAATAGCAATCGGCGTAAAGCTGTTCGCCCGCCTTGTGCTGGTCTTCGCCGATCAGCGCGTATGCCTTGCAATAATCCAGCGTGGTTTGCGTGATGTTACGAACGCGCTTGCGGCCTTTTTTCTGGTCGGTGTAGTTGCCCTCGGTATCGACATACTCAATTTTGAGAACGTGGTGATTTTCCAGCTCCGGTGAGCCCAGGTCAGAATCATAGCCGTGCTTGGCCGTATCACGGTTGATTTTCTTGTGAGTGATGGCAAGGAAATCCGTCTTTTTCTTTGAGTCACGCGGTTTTTTCATGGGTAGGTTCCGGTTGGGGGTTAGTAATTCCATGCAGGGTTTTCAGCATCCGTTCGGCCATATCGGGGCTTAAATGTTGGTCGGTTACAGCTTCCTGAATTTTCTTCTCGGTACGGCGCAAAAGCTCGGCTTGGTGCGCATCGGCTGAAAGCGGCGTGTAGGTTCTGCCGCTGATCTGCGCCATCATTGCTTCCACTTCGAGGGAGGTTTGTGCCTGTTGCTCCAGCTCGGCCAAGGTGATAGGCGGCGGCAATTTCGGCGGTTCATTCGCCACGGCAAGCAACCGCTCAAGCCGGAATAACAAGGTTTTCCGCTGGCGTAGGTCATCTTCGACCAATGCTTTCAACCTCCCAGGACGGGGAAAGAAATCACAGCGAGGGTCAGGGTCATTGCGGTAAATGGCGCAGGCTTTTTGCAGCAAATCAGGCGGAAATTCCGCAAGGTCGGTTAGCGCATCGTGAATCATGATTTTGAAATCGCGGGAATCGCGGTGACCCATCGGACACCAGACCGAAAGCCGCTTGAGTTCAAAGCCTGCTTCTGCAGGTGTTGCAGGCACAGCCAAAAGCCGGACGTGTTCAACCGCGTCGATCAGTTCAATGTATTGCTCGCTATTGCGCTGGATGACAGGCACAGGCCGGAGTTGGCGGCTTTGAAATCCCTCGGCGCGGCGGTGGTCTATGGCGCCGGTTGCGGTGAGCGGATATTTGCAGAGCCAATCAATCTCGTTCGCGCTCGTGTACGACTTCAACCAAGGCTTGAGTGAAAGCGTCATGACCGCTGCGCGCGCGGGGCGCGTATTGTCGGCTGGCGTCAGGTTTAGTTCCGTCATGGTTGACCTCCGGTATTGGGTTTTGTTGGTAGAATTTTCGGTCTTTCACCGCATCGGGAATGGCCGTGCGGAAATAGGCCAAGCTGCCGATGGGGTGCTTGCCTTTGCGGTGATGGGAATGCAGTTGCTTGAGGAAAACCTGCCGGCACAGCTCACGGTCAGCTCCGGCCGCGATAAACTGCGCGGCAATCATAGCATCCTCGCCATGCGGCCAAGGCCGTGCGAGTTGTTCTCCGAACACTTCAACGATTGCTTCGTCAAAAGCCCTGATGATTTCTACAGGTGTCGCGCGCGCAGGCGTGACCTCATCATCTCTTAATTCCGGTTTTGGCTGGGGTTCAGGTTGGGGTTCAGGGGGCGCAAAGTCCTGCACACTGCCGGATACTGTATTGGATAGGGTATGCGATACGGTATATTGTTGAGGATTTCCGCCAACTTCGGCCAAATCGCCATTTTGGGGTTTAACGGTATCGAATACGGTATGCGATACGGTATCTGATAGGGTATGCGATACCGTATTCTGATTTCCGCCGAGGCGATGGCATAGGGTATCCCATTCGGGATTCCAGCAATTTTCGTCTTTGAGAATGAAGCGGTGTTTTTGCGATTGCAGCGCCTGCCATAAGGCCGGGAAGATTTTGTGCGCGCGCATGGCATTATTGACGAGCTGAATGCACATCTTGCCGACGCGGGAATTTTCGATAGGGTTATGCTCCAGGTATCTGGGCATGAGCAGGTAATGCGTTTCTTCGTCATAGAGGGCAAAGCCCGTTTCTATGAGCCGGTTAAGCGCATCCTGCGCCTTGGTTTTATCCCAGCGCAGATCTGTTTCGATGTAGCCGAGTGGCAGCCGGAAGCAGCCAATAGCGTTGCTATGCTCTCCGGTCAGGCAGTAAAGAGCCAGCAGCTTCGGCGCATCTGGCAATTCTCGGATTTTTTCATCTTCCCAAAAGGCTATTTTAACCTTGCCGTAGGTTCGCATAGTGCCCCCTCCGTTAGGTTAAGTGTTAGCCAGGCTCTTTGCCGGGACGTTAAAAGTTGAACAATTTGTGCCTGTGTCGCTGGTGGAATTGCGAAGCCATTTTTGCTCCACGTCCAGCACGCCATTTTCGCCTTGCAGCGGATAGCGGATGATGGCTTTTTTGCTTGCCTGCACCTTCATGAAGATGGGGGGCTTGCCTTCGAGCCGCCATTTTTCCAGAGCCTTCGGGGTTACTTTCCAGCGTTCGCATAATTGCTCCGGCGTGAGATAGGTTTCGCCGTAACCCTGCCGCTTTAGTTGTTCTCGGACGCTTTCAGATATGAACGCCTCCAGTTCCTGTTTGTTGCGCATAGGCTACCTCCCGCATACGGCTTCGGGTTCGGGAGAAGATTCAACCTGCATTTCCTTTTCACGTTCGGTTAAGAAGCGTTCCAGCTCGGCGAGTTTGCCATAATCGGGCGACAGCTCTTTGCGAATCCAGCGGATATAATCAAGGACGGGAATATCTACCGCGCTCGTCGCGCCGGAAATGGTAAGATCGAGGGCGTGGATGCGTTGTTCAAGCTGGTGGAATTTTTCAGCTTCGAGGTTGGTTAATATGTCATCCATCTGGCCAATGGTGAAAATCAGGCCGCTATTGTGTCCGTTTACCCAGCGGGAAAACGTGGAAGGTGCGATTTTTGCCCGTCGGCACAGCTCATCAATGCTGATGCCGACGAAACGGGCGCGCCGTTTAATGCTGGCATAGACCTCTTTTTCAAGGCGGGTAACGGATTTGGGCGGTTTGGTGGTTGTGGTAGTGCGCATAGTCATCCTGTATGTTTGTTAGCTGTTATTTTGCAAAGATGCTAATAAAGCTACTATTAGTCAAGGATGAACTTGCAGCGTTAATGGAGTTGTAGTATTCTGTAGGGAAGCATCGGAAGCGGTGGTAAAAACTTTTTTCATTACGGACTTAGCAAACACGCAAAATGGCACAATCTGATACAAAGAAACTTAGGCAGGCACAAAAAGATTGGCTAGACGATATTCAGTCGCGCTTTAAGGATAGTTTTGTGCAGATGGCGGATGCCTGCAATCTTCACGCAGAAAAGATGAACGTGAAGTCGATCGGTAGAGAAACAATCCGGCAATTCTATCATCACACCGCCACGAGCGCAGGCCCGCGCGTCCTTTCCGATAGAGTGGTGCTGTTGCTTTATAAGGCGTATGGCGTTGAGCCGATGTTTGCCGCAGATTTGCTTTACGATATGGAAAAGGACAAGGCGAAGATCAGCCAGCACGCCAAGTTCTGCAAGCAGTTCATTACCGATATATCCCTAGCCAAGGGCATTTATCGAATCGACGTAGGGCGCAATGTCGGCATCCATGAAACGACCATAAGCAGGCTGTTTAACGATAAGCTCCCCAAGGGCTTACAGATAAAGCAAATCCATAAATTGAGTGAGCATTACGGCATCAATATACCGCCGCGCTTTCGAGCTTTTTTGGAGCAAAAAAGCGGCGCAGATACAAGTATTGCCATTACCGGCTACTTTTCCCTCAAGAATGGTCAGGTGCTGGAATATGCCGAGAAGGATTGGCGATATATTGAAGCGCCTCCCGGCATTGATGCCAAGCACGGCCGCGCTATCGAAATGAAAGGCCCAACGGTTCACCCGCTGGCGAAAGATGGCATGGTTGCCTTTTATCAGCAGGGCAAAGTTGCCGTGCCGGATGAGTGCCTTGATGCTACCTGCATCGTCACCCTGGCCGATGGACGCAAGAGCTTGCGCCTTGTCGAGCCAAGCGCCCAAAGAGGAAAGTATCGCCTGCATTCCCTCCTTGATGGCAGCGTAGAAGAAGGCGAGCTTTCATCCGCCGCCAAGCTGGAATTTTTCATCCAGCGATAAAAACCCTCAAATCTAAAAAGCGTTTGCGAGCAAGGCTTTGCGCGCCGATTTTTCGTGCGCGGAGGTCGATTTTGCTTGACGTATTTTAGCATACCTGCAATGGTACAAGTAGCTAACAAAACTACTAAATAAACGATATGAAACTACCACAACCGACCAAAAACCAAAGGAATCACCACCATGAGAGGAACGCACTCGCATTGCGAAGATGACGAATACGCGGCTTATGCACCGCTTCACTTCGATAAAATAGAAATCCGCGGCAAGCACGTCATTGCCGACAATGAAATCCTGCATGAGCTGAAAGGCCATAGGCAGCGGTTTGACGAATCAGAGGGAGGCGGCTATGCCCCAGCTCTGGTTTAACGCTTGGCAGAAAACCACGAAGCACCCGGTCACCGGCTTATCCAGCCGCGAGGTCAGAATCGAGAGTGAGGCTTGCGCTTCGTATGACGACGCCATGCAGGAATTGGACGATTACGCCCACGGCTGGCGCAGGCACGGCTTTGAGTATTTTGGCGCGTACTGCCACGAGTTAGATGCTACTGGCAAGACCGCTTCCATCACCTTTCACGACGATCTGATGGATGAGCTGGATAGCTGGGTAGAAGAGCGCGAGCGCGATGCCCGCGAATACCGTGAAGCCGCCACCTTATCAGCGCATCAGCTTTGCGATGTTGGGAGGGCAAGATGGTAGTAGCCGCCACTAATTTTGTTACCCGCCCGCGGCTGGTTGATATTTACCCGGCCTCGAAAGTGCTGGATTGCCCGGAATGCGGCGGGGAAATGGTGCTGCGAGAAAGCCATAAATACAACAGGCCGTTTTATGGCTGCATCAACTTCCCGCATTGCCGCGCTACGCACGGCGCACACCCTGACGGAAAGCCGCTTGGCATTCCCGGCGATGCACAAACAAAACGCTGGCGCATGGCTGCGCATGATGCGCTCGACCCGCTTTGGGGGCGTGATGAAGAGAAACTGCACCCGCAAATCCGCAAGCGTTATCGCCGCTCTGTATATTGGTGGCTGGGTGAAATGCTTGGCATCCATAACATCAAGGAGCATTGCCATATCGGGTTGTTCAATATCGAGCAATGCCAGCAGGTAATCGCGCTGTGCCAAAATACTAGCCGCCAGCAAATTTTAGACTGGCAGGCCGAACGGATGCCGAAGCCGAAAAAGAAAAGGCATAGGAGGCCGCCGCGCTATGCCCACTACTAAGCCAATCATCGTCCGGTCATCGAGCTTGCCTTCCTATGCGGATTGCGCGCGCCGGACAGGTGCGAAGCTGCTTTGGGAAGAATTAACGGCGCAGGGTTACACCTTCCGCGAAACTTCGCAGGGCATTGGCGCGGCGCTAGGAACCAGCACCCATGAAGCAGCGTCATATTCGCTAGGGCAGAAAATCAAAGACGGTTCGCTTGGCAATGCGTCCGAAGCAATGGATATGGCCTTTGATACCTTCCACACGATTCAGAAGATGGAAGGCATTGTTTATGACGGTACAACGCCGACTTATGACCGCGCCGAGCTACAGCTTAAAACGCTAGTAAATGTTTACCGCTCAAAGGTTGCCCCAGGCATCGAGCCCGTAGAGGTGGAAATCCGCCTCGAAGCCAATATTGGCGATGGATATGTCTTGTCCGGCAAATTCGATGTGCGTGAGCTGGTCACTATCCGAGATCTGAAAACTGGCGCGGCCAGCCGTGCGCATATCTCGCAATATGGCGCATACGGGATGCTCTGCCAGGCACATGGCCGAACCGTTGAGAAAATCGTTGAAGATTATCTGCCGCGCAAACGCGAGCCAGAGCCCGAAACCTATCCGTATGACGTGGACGTGGCGATGAACGCCGCGCGCGCCATCCTGAAAGGTCTGAAACGTGATGTGGCGGAATACCGCGAAACAGGTGACCCGACATCATTTATCGCCAACCCGCAGTCAATGCTTTGCTCCGACCGATTCTGCCCGGTGTGGGGAACCGAGTTTTGCCGCGAACATAAAAACCAAGGAGAGTGAAAATGGAAAAGACCACGACAATTCTTGAACTGCTGAATAAGCCGATGACCAAAAAGGCATTGGAAAAGGTAGTGCCGGAATACATGACGCCCGACCGGATGCTGAATCTGGCGATTAATTGCCTCGATAAAAACCCTGATTTGAAGCTATGCGAGCCGGAAACGGTGCTTGGCGCTTTTATGGCTGCCGCTTCGCTGGGACTGGAGCCGAACACGCCGCTCCAGCAGGCATTCCTTATCCCGCGCCAGCGCAATTATAAAGATGGCAGCGCATGGAAAACCAAGATGGAATGCACGTTCCAGATTGGCAATCGCGGCTTTCTTTACCTGTCCTACCAATCGCCCAAAATTTTCGGCATAACTACGAACGTTATCTATAAGGGCGAATCCCATAAATATGACAGCGGCCAAGCGTTTTTGACGCACGAGCCTTCGCTTGAGCGTGAAAGTGATGATGCGGATTTCGATAACATCATCGCCTCTTACTGCGTGGTGATGTTCAGCGATAATCCAAATGTGAAAATCCCGATTGTCGTACCGCGCGGTGACCTCATTAAAATTCGGGAAAGCTCCGATACCTACCGCTATTTGCGTGATGCGATTGCCAGCGCAGCTACGGATAAGGACAAGGCCCGCGCTAATAAGCTGTTTGCAGACACGGCTTGGGTGAAATGGGCAAAGCCGATGTGCATGAAATCATCCATCAAGCAGGCGTGTAAGCAATTACCGCTCACCACGCAGATGAAACGCGCCGCCCAGTTTGACGACTTTTCAGAAATTGGAAAGCTCGACCTGCGCAGCATCGCCTTCATTAAAGACCGCGATGAACTGGATGCGGTGGTGGCCGCAACCGCACTGCCGGCACCCGGCGAGCTGGATAAGCCGCTGCCCAGCATCAATTTGAACGACAAAAAGCAACCCCAGCCGATTGCCGCAAAGAATTCTGCGCCGAAGCAACCCGTTCACATGGAAGGCCCGCCCGCAGGACACCCCGCCGCTTTTAACAACCGTGACACAGGAGGATTTTAGTCATGACCATTAACGTAAACATTAACAATTTCCGCAAAATCAAAGAGGCCAGTTTCAGCATTGCGCCGATCGCATTGCTGGTTGGCGAGAACGAAAACGGCAAGTCCAGTATTGCGCAGGCCGTGGCGCTGGCAGTGGCGCAGCAGCCGTTGCCTCGCCATATCCCGAAGAAGGATGCCAAAATGCTGGTGCATGATGGCGCCAAGAGCGGAAAGGTAGAAGTTTCCTGCGGCGAAGTCACCACGGCGATTTCATGGCCGCTTTCCGAGTGCAAGGTGAACGGACAAGGCAAGCCAGTGCAGGCATCAGAATTTGCCGTTGGCCTCAAGAGCATTTTCAGTTTGAGCAATAGCGAAAAGGTTTCCTATTTCATCGGCTTGCTCAAAGCTAACCCGACGCTTGATGACCTGAAAATCAAACTACCCAAAAGCCTTGACCACCTCCTGCCGGAAATCTGGAAGCAGATTGAAGAATCCGGCTGGGATGAAGCGCATTCGACTGCCAAAGCGGATGAAGCCGATCTGACAGGCCAATGGAAAAACGCCACAGGCGAAACCCGCTGGAATGTGTCGTCGGCAGGCGATTGGCGTCCGGCAACGTGGGAAATGGATTTGGAACGTGCCGAACGGCCAGACCTTGAAATCATCTATGCCGAGGCAAAGAAAAAGTTGGAAGATGCTTTGAAATCAGAAGGTGCGCAGGCATTTGACCGTACCCAGGCACAAGCCTTGGTGGACAGGATGCCGGAATATGAAAAGCGCGTATCCGATGCCAAAGGCGAATTGCAAACCGCTGAAACGCAGTACGCCGATCTGACGAAAGAACTGGATGCGCTGGGCTATAGCGGTGATGAGCCGCTAACTTGCCCGGATTGTGGTTCGCAGCTCATGCTCAATCATGAGCGCAAACTCACCCAAGCCGAACCTGTCGATGAAAGCAAAAAAGAGCGGTATTTCGAGCTTGGCAAAAGCCTGAAAGATGCAATGGCCGAGGTAACCCGCCTGCGTGATGAAGTTACTTTGGCGCAGCACCAGCTCACCGAAGTCGAAAAAGCAAAAGAAAAACTGGAAAGCCTCGGCGCGGGAGGTGCGACTATGGACGTAGAAGCCATGCGCACCGCCTATGCCAAAGCCGAACGCCGGTTGGATGATTTCAATGCCTACCATAAAGCGCGCCAGCTTTACGAACGCATCCTGACGCAAAAAGATTTGGTCAATGCGCTCGGCCAAGGCGGGGTTCGTAAGGAAAAGCTCGACCAGCAGATTAAGAAATTCTGCGAGGAAGTGCTGCAACCATTAAGCACCGCCTACGGTAGCGAAAATATCTGGCTGGATAATGATTTGGAAATCTGGCGCGGCAATCGCCGTTACAGCCTTCTTTCCCGCTCGGCGCGGTATGCAGTGCGCGTCATCATCCAGGCAGCAATCGCAATGGCTGACCGCTCGGAAATGCTGGTGATTGATGACGTGGATGAAATCAATGACCGCCGTAACCGTGCTGGCCTGATGGCAATGGTCACCTCCACCGGCATTCCGGCGCTGATCTGCATGGCAAAGCGGCCAGAAGAAAATGCACCTGACCTTGCCGCGCGCGGCACAGGGCAAACCTACACCGTCATTGAAGGCGTGGTGCAGCCCTACAATTCCCAAGTAGCGCAGGAGGCGCAAACCGCATGACAGATTTAGCGAGGAAAATCCTTGAGAGTTCGACGAAGGAATTGCGCGCTCTCAAGGAGCAGCACGAAGGCACGTTGGCAGCGGTGGTCATCGACCAAGAAATCCGCCTGCGCAACCACACGGACAGCCTTGGCAAGCTGAACCGTGATTTTACAGACCGCACAGAAGGAGAATAAAGGGGGCACACATGGAAAACACTACCACAACCAACCAGTTACAGAAGGTCAAGCTGACCAAAACCATCGTTGATACCGCGCAGGTGATCGACAGACGCTATCACATTTACGATACCGAGATACCGGGCTTTTCCGTGAAGATTGAGCCAAGCGGTTCTAAGATTTACGTCTTTGATTACCGCTCAGGCTCTGGCGGGAGGGAAGCGCCGAAGAAGCGGCTTAAAATCGGCAAGCATGGGGTATTGACCGTCGAGCAAGCACGGCTCAAGGCGAAGGAATATGCGGCGCAGGTTGCGCTTGGTGATGACCCCGCCGATCAGCGTGAAGCAGAGCGCGGTAAAAACCTCGTCAAAGACGTTATTAAGCGTTATCAGACGGAATACATTGTGCATCACAATAAACCTTCCACGGTGAAGGGCAAAAATGAGGTCATACGCACCTTAATCCTGCCGCGCTTTCGCAACGATGCCATTGAGGATATTACGCGCAAAGATGTGCAGGAGTGGCATGGCAAATTGCACTACACGCCCATTACGGCAAATCGTGCGCTGGCCTGTATCTCGCACCTTATGTCGGTATGTGAGGATTGGGGCATTCGTGAACCTAATACCAACCCTTGCCTTGGCATCAAACGCTATAAGGAAAATAAGCGTGACCGCTACCTTAGTGAGGAAGAACTGCGCAAGCTCATCGAAACCATAGACAAGTGCGAAGCGGATGGTACGGAAGAAAAAAACATGATGATTTTCTTCCGGCTGATGATTTACACCGGAGCCCGCCAAGGCGAATTGCTGACCGCGAAATGGGAATACGTCAATTATGAGCAAAACAGCCTCGACCTGCCGGATTCCAAAACCGGCAAAAAGCAGATTGATTTGTCACCGCCGGCAATGGCGGAAATTGAGAAGCTGGAACGCATGGTAGGCAACCCGTATTTGTTCCCAGGCTATTTCGTCGGCGTGAAGGAAAAGCTCGGCAGGCATCACTCGCCGCCAAACGAAATGTGGCATCGCATTATCAAGCGCGCGGGCATTACGAACCTGCGCAAGCACGATCTGCGCCATGCTTACGCATCGTTCGGCCTCATGGCTGGGTTGTCATTGGAGGAAATCGGCCAGCTCTTAGGACATTTGACACCGCAGACCACAAAGCGATATTCTCACCTCGTGAAATCGCACCGGAAGAGAATTTCAGATGCAATCGGCGCGAAAATCACCGACATTTTGCAGAGCAAAGATGAGAAGGTAGTCAGCCTGCAAGACCGCCGGGAAAACATGAAAAAATGA